TGTTGTGTGGATTTTGCCTAACTAGTTCTAGTACTAGTGCTTATTTTTCTTTTTTAGTTTTTTATTATATTTTATTGTTATATTATTATTCTTTTAAGAATAATAATTATTCGCTTCCCGACCAAAGTTCTATATTTTTATTAACAATGACATATTTATTTAGAAATACTTAATAATATGCCACAGGAATCAGTTTGGACAGTTTTAATCACCGCGTTAACCGTATTAGGGTCCGCAAGTGCTTGGAGATTTTACGAAAAAAGAGCTTTAAGAAAAGAAAAAGATGAAGATTTTATCAGACATGATTGTAGAGATAGAATTGGGAAATTAGAAGTTTTATTACAAGAAAGTAGTAAAGAAAAAGATAATATGAGAGAAACCATATTAAAATTGACTGAATCTGTTGCTCAATTAGCAATTAAGGTTGAATTTTTACAAAAAGAAAATAACGAACTTCACGAAACTTTAAAAAACGCTAAGACAAATTAAACGTCGAATCTGACGTATGTACTAATTTTAGAATCTGGAAAAAAATATACCATAGAATCTTGAATTAAAACATGTGCAAGTGTGTCATTCATCACATCTTCGTTGATGATATCTCCTAAATACACAACAACTTCCAACATAATAGAATTATCAGTTACACCGGTTTTCATCGAGTGAACTTTAATTCGTGCCTTATCCCCATAGAACTCTCGTACCGCGTCTCCCCGGAAATCATTAATATAACTTTCTATTAGTCGAAAGAACCTTCGTTTCTTATCTAGCATAATAAGAAATATAATAAAATTTTATAATTAAGATAGGTTATCTTCCTTGTCCTTTATATGATTTCTTGTAGTTTTTAGATTGTTTTAACTTAGATGTCTTAGTTTTTGAATGAACCCCCGGACGACTAACTTTTGCAGTCTCTAATTTAACTGATGAATTTGAACCTGTATTAACTTTTGCCATGTTATAAATGTTTTACACATAAATAGTGGAAAATATATTAATTAATTTAGGTTTTAGTGGAAAATTTTGGACATTTAAATAACTAAAACCATTTTTAGTGGAAAAAGGCTATTTTTTTGATATTTATAGTTAAGTAAATTACCAAATACTATGAAAAAATTTTTTAGCGAGTTATTCAATGATAGTAACTCAATTAATGAAAAAAGTGTTGTTGGCTTTTTAGCTTTCATCATGATGAGTGCATTCGCAATTGCGGATATTGTCACAGGTTATTTAGGTCAAGACCTAGTAATAAACGAGTTTATCTTCAACGCCTTTATGTGGTTAGTTTTAGGTTCATTTGGTATCGGTTCGGTTGACAAATGGATTAACAAAAACAAAGGTGAAGAAACTGAAGAGTAAATTAACTAACCCCTCCTAATTGAGGGGTTTTTTATTTAATAAAATTTTGTATATTTGCACCTATGGCAATACAAATAGAAAAAAATACAAAAAGACAAGTGGTTTACGAAGATGAACAAACAACTACCATTTGGAAGTACGATTCATCTGTAAGCACATTTGGACCTGTAGAGGTTGAAATTAGGTATAAGAAAGGTTATGAATGGTCAGACCCGTCAAAGAAAAAGACTTTAGGTGAATTGGCAAAAGAGGCTAAGAAAAAAACTACAAGAAAATCAAAGGTTTCTTAATTGTTTGTCTATAAGAAATTTTAGACTAACAAGAGTGTCTTTGTCTAATTTAGGGATAAGTTTTTCGGTGTTTTCTAATAATTTTCTCGGATTACGAGATTCTTGAACTTCATTAGGGATTTCTCTAATTTTATCAATTTCAAAATCATTTGTTTCCCAATTATCATATTCAGTGTTTTTAAGAACCCCGGAATAAGTATCCCAATCTCCGTTATTTCTTTGTAAGTATATAGAATCTATTACCCAATCTTTATCATAACATGAAAAATTTGTTTCATAATATTCGATAAAGGTACAAGTACCATTAGTGGTGTATTCAACTAAATAATCTTTTGCTTGTGGGATTACAAGTTGTTCTATTAATGACTTATCGTTATTTTTAAATATTAAATCAAGTAAACCACTATTAATTTCCAAAAATTTCATAAAAAATTGGACATCATCTTCAACTACGGATTCGTTAAAATATGTGGATACATGTTTAAGTATATCTTCATTAGAATCGTATATGTCCTCATAATTATGAGTAACATCATCCCACTCAAATCCATCTTTGATAAGTTTATCCGCAATAAAAACCAATTGTTTTTTTGGGAATCTTGAAAAACTACTTTGACTTGCCATACTAATAAATACAACAAAAGGTGGTTATTCACCACCTTTATGTTCTCTTTTTAAATAATCAACCAATTCTTGTAATTTGCCTGAATCATCCGGGTTAAAGATAAATTCATCAAAAGCTCCGTATCTACATTGTCTCCCAAAGATATATCTCAAACCATAGGCAACTCTTTGCCAAAATGGACGTTTAGTTAAATGAATGTGAAAATAACACATTGGGTATGTTCGTCCATCATCTAATTCATTTTCCTCATACCATATAATTAATTGATGGTCAGTTGAATGACAATCACAAATTAATAAATCTTTTTTATTTTTCATCTTCAATAAAATTTACTTCGTTTGTTTCCGGATTCCAATCAATAGTCATTGGTTTTTGAGTGTAGATGTATCTTTCATCTAATACTGAGGAGTTAAAGTGATGAGTATCTCCTTTTTTAACGTAACCATAACCGGTATGGATATGACCAACATTATGGATTTTCACATTCAATCTTTCTAATCTTTCAACCAATAACTCACAACCTAAATTATCGTATCTTCTACCATCAACAGTGTCTAAGATTCCAAAAGCCGGTCCGTGAGTAAGTAAGATATCAGTATCATCAGGAATTCCTTCCCATTTACCTGAAAGAGCAATACCATTTTTTTGTAAATTGAATGCCCAATCATGAAACCAAGGTTGCCAAGGAGACCCATAAATTTTAACTTCTCTTTCGTCACCAACTTTAATAACTAATTCACTATCTTGTAGGTACACGATATCAGTATAGAAATCTAAAATCTCTTTTACTTTCTCTACGTTATCTTGAAATCCCCAATCGTGGTTTCCTGCGATGAATACCTTGTGAGTATAACCCTCAATACTATTAAACCACTTACAGAACTCTCTGATTTCGTGTTCGTAACCCATTGAAGAGATATCACCACTATGTACCAATAAATCTCCTCCCGGTAAATCTCCGGTGATTTGTTTGTGTTTGTTGTGTGTGTCTGAAATAAGTGTTATTCTCATTAGTTCTAATTTTTTACAAAGATAATAAAAAGATTTTTAATCTTCATCATAATCTTTCCTATCTTCATCTTTATCCCAAAGATTAATATCTAATTTATCATTTTCATCCCAATTTAACCAATCTTCCCCTTTATAATCAGGGTGATTTTTTTGCATATTAGTAATTGAGTTAACCCATAAAATGGATATAACAAGAACAACAATAAACATCAATAAATAAACTTTCCACATAACTATTTCTTTTTAATTTCGTCTACAATTAAGGCAATAACCATGGTAACAATTAATGACCCCATAATAACTAAACCAATGTAAGATTCTGATTCCATATTTACAATTTATGTATAAATATGGAGGTCAGATTAATCCCACCAACCTTCAATATTTTCCTCCATAATTTTGAATAACATTTTTCTTGCCCTGTCGTGATTTATGTAACCAATATTCATCGCAATTAATTGTTTATCATCCTCACGACCTTCTATATTTCTTCCACCCTCACCGTTCATTACTCTTTTGTAAATTAATGGGTATTTTTTGAAATAATCATCAAAATTTTCTTCCAATATTCTTGATTCCCAAGATGATAATCTTTCGTCACCCGGAACTGGTTCAAACCAATGTTTGGTTTTATGATAATCCGAGTATTCTGACGAATAAAACTCGTCTTGAATTAAACCCATCAATTTAACACACAATCTCATTCGTTTAGCGTCTAACTGTGCTCGAGTATGTAAATCTCTACGTCCAATATAGTTAGCTTGAGAGGTTAATTTATGTTTCATTATATCAAAGATGTAATGACTATCCCAATTTCGGTCTTTCCATATGATTGGGAACCAATAAATTATATTTTGAATACCCCATTTTATTTCTTTATGTAAGTATTTCCCTTCATGATTCCACCATAATGGTATGAATCGTAATTTTCTTACAATCCAAGATTCTTTCTCTCTTTTTTCCGCCCATTGTTCGAATATGTCTTTTTCTGGCTCCATTTTTTAATATTTTCTACAAAGATAGTAAAAAAATAAGACCCGTCAAAATAAATTTACGGGTCTTTTGGAAAAAGATATATGAGAACACTCTAAAAGGAGTGGTGTGTATGAATAAATACACTAATATTCTAAAAAAGTTCAGTTAGTTGTACTGGAAACCAACTTTTTTTTAACTGTTAATGAAATTCTTTTTTGATGAAAATGACTCCAAAAATTATTTCTTAATCTTCGTAATAATTTTCTCTCAATACCATTAGTTCCGGATAATAAATGTTTACTATCCCAAAGATTAAAACATTTTTCAGTGCAATCCAAATGCTCCTTCGTTTCTGAAGAGTTCAAAATCTTAACAACCCATTTATAGTCATTAAGAGCCGAATTCAAGTTACTTGATATAGCCATTTCTTTTTCTTGCAAAGATAAATAATTTAATAATATGTCCAAAAAAATTACTTTAAAAGATTATAGTATTCTTTGAAGTGTTTGATTCTATCAGGTAAACCAATAGTCCCTCCATTTACTCTTTTAGTTACCGCAGTTACTGTTGCATCATCCGCTCCTTTATCACAAATGGACCAAAGTTTGTTTGAGTCAAAGAAAAATGCCGCAGACGCCAACGGATATTTTGTTGCAACTAAATCAGGATTTGAAACTGTGTCCTCACCGATAAATTTTGCGAAGTTTGTATAGTTTTGTTTCCCTGTTAATTGGATATAACCACGACCTCTGAATTTGAAACCATCTTTTGACGCTTCATCTCCATTACCCATTCTTCCACCATACACTTTTGATGCGATTTTTTCAGGGTTTCTTGCGTAAGATTCTGCTAAGTTACCAGGAAAATATTTTGGGAATATCTTTTTAAGACCATCCGCAGAATAGTTAACATTTTCAGAAACTGCTTTGAATCCACCTGATTCATGACCACATTGAGCTAAGAAATGTGCTAATCTTAATGGGTTTGTAATGTTGAATTTTTTTGCAGTGTCAGGAATTTGAGCAATTACGGATTCCGGGATGTGACCTTTTAGTTTTTCTAATTTAAACGGACCTCCTGATGGGATAACGACATCTTCTTTAATAACTTCACCCGGAAACATTTTTTTCCAAGTACCATCACCAACGATTCCGTCAGATGTTAATCCATTTTTGGTTTGCCATTCTTTAACCAATTTTTCAGTTCCGGGACCAAAAACACCATCAGGTGTTGTCCCTAATTTTGATTGAAGTTTTTTAACTTCTTCGCCTTTTGAGCCATTTTTTAGTATCATAGTAATTTACGTTTTATTACTATAAATACTTTACTTTTAGTCCTTTTTACCCGTTGTTATTAAATAAAAATTTGAACTTCCACCATTTATTGGTGAATTAATTGTAAAACTTTGAACTCCGGGGTAAGAATTTCTTAAATCAGATGTAGATGAATTAAGTATTGAATATTGACTTGGTGTGAAAATTCTTGAGTTAGGTAAAGACGCATTCCAAGATGAAAGAAGACCAGATTTTCTCATAAAAATATAATATGAGTCTGAAATATTGATTCTACTGTCATTGTTAACATCAAACTTGTAGTAATCTAACGTTGTAAATGTTCTTGTGATTGCTTTAGTGTTTGATTGTTGGGCGTCGGCATTTGATAATATTGTTGGTGTTGTGGGAGTACTAATTTGTAAATACCACTCAACCGAAGGGTTTGAAACTTCATTAATTAAGTATCTCCCATTTGAATCTGTGTAAACACTTTTTACGTATACCCATTCCGTAAATGTTACAATATATTCGAATTCCAAAACATATGGTAGAGAAACGTTAGGTAAATCATTCCATTTACCTCCTCCCACAAATTGAATATAATCTTCATTCCCTGCATTATTTGGTTCACCTCCGTTCCAATTAGACCAAGAAAAAGGTTCATTTGTTACCCATCTCCAAGTACCTTCCGAGACTTCATCCGTTAATCCAATCCAACCATTTGGCCATAGATTAAATATAAAGTTGTTCTCAGCGGGTGAAGTTACTGTAACTAAATGTCCTCCCATGTTTAAACACGCTTGTCTTGCGTCCGTCCAAGTCATTGAACCTGTTGAACGATAGTAAGAATGTCCGTTATAGTTATTTTGAGACGTAAAACCATTTAAGGTTGGTGTTGTTCTTTTATACAATTTTACTTCCATATTTTGAACACCACCACCTACCGAGTTATAGATATACCCCGAGTAAGTAAAGTTTTGACTCCATGAGATTGTTGAAAATAAAAGTAATATGTAGAATAACTTTGTCATTTATAGTTCTAATGCGTTTTGTAATGCTTTTTTTAATGCTGAAGAAAATGCTGATTTCTCAAAAGGTAAGTTTTCATCTTGTAATTCTATGAATGTCGATTTAACATCGGTATTTGATTCCCCTACTCCTTTGTGTTCTTTACCGTCCATAGTAACAAATAAAGTAACGATTGTTTTTTTTCTTTTTCTTTCAAACGGACCTAATGAAATACCGGTTGACGGAGCTTCAATACTTTCTATTAATACTGAAACAGGTTTACCGTCTTCACATATTGTATTGTTAACTGATAATATTTCTTCAGTAATTTGTTTAACTCCTAAAGTGAATCTTTTTGGGTTAACACCTTCGATATCTCCATTGTTTTTAACTTCTTTAACTGTATAACAATTTTGAGAGAAAGATGTTAGTGAACCTAACATCAATAATGTAATTAATAATTTTTTCATATTTAAAAATCTAAATTTCCACCTATTAAGATATTATTCATAATACCAAATTTCGGTGTTGTGTTTATGTTCATTCTCCAATTAGTATTCATTTTAAACGATTTTGATATGTTTACCGATAAAGAATTTCCGACCACTGAATTGAATGTTGTTGAAGTTCCTAATGTTCCCAAACCTAAATCGTAATATGGTGAACATATTGTTATAAATGTTTCTGGAGTCCATTTAATTTTGTTGGATATTTTAATTTCTTTATTTGCCATTAATACCGTATAAGGGACTAATATAAAATAAACGTATTTATGGTCTTCAAGCACCGTAGACCCTATTTGAACTCCAAAATTTATTTTATCAGTTAAAAACATTTTAGTAACACTACCTCCTAAATTAATCGTAGTACCCATCTTACCAAAATTAAAATGATAATACAAGTTTTTATTTTTATAGTAAGAAGAATAGGATTGTTGTGTTAAATCAAATGTTAAAACCGCATTAACCCCAAAACCTTTACCTTCATTTATTTTACTCCATCCTAAACTTGTACCATGTCTCCATCCATCTTCATATGTTGGATTTTGAATTAATGCGAAATCGGCAGATGTTAACATAGGGTTAGGTTTAATTATAGAACCACCCCCAAATGATTTAGATTGAGCTCCAATTATATTATTTTGGGAATTTCCAAATAGTTCAGTAGAACTTGGTGTTGAACTAGATGGAGGAGGTGCGGGCTGACCGAATAAATTCCCACAAATTAATAAAGGTATTAGTATTAATAATTTTTTCATAGTTATAAAAATGCTTTAGCTCCAAGTAATACTTGGTAGTTTAGTGGTTGGTCATTTATTTGTTGTACCCCACTAAAACTTAGGTTTAGTTTAAATTTTTTAGTTAATTTATAATCTACCGCAACAAATGGAACTGCTAATAGACCTGATTGATACCATATTCCCTCATAATAATATACAAAAGGAGAATATACGATAACAAACATTGTTGTCATACCCATTTTTCTATTAACATTAAAACTACCAAATGCACCGCCTAATGTGGAGATACTTTGAAATTTAGATTCCCCTAAATTTCCTGTTGTATAGTTAACCCCCACGGTTGTGGTGATTTTTTTTATTTGGTACGACTCCATTACAGAGGTTGTGTTAAAAAAATCTTTATCAAAATTCATCATAGAGGAATTTGCAATAATTGTTGTTGATTTTTTATAACGATATGACGCGAATAATGTGATATTCGTGTTGTTAACTTGACTTGTATAATTAACTAATGCCCCTTTTGCAAATGTGTTTTTTGTGTTTGATGAAATGATACTCGTATTTACTCTTATTTGAGAAGGGTCAGTTCCTGCAGCACTTCCTATTACCACAATATCTCCTGTCATCATTAAACTACCTTTTTTAACTGCAGCAACTTTACTTTTAGTTGATGAAGAGGTTGTTGATGATGAGGATTGTGCGTCATCAAGTTTTTCTTTATCTGATTTTTCAGTATTGTCTAATTTGACAGAATTAATCCCTCCTGTGATATTACTTACACCTGAGGAGTTATTAGTATTTGGTGTTGTGGAGTTATTAGTATTTGGTGTTGGGTTATTACCGGAAGTTACAGGTGACTGAGACGACTGACCTCCTGTTGTAGTTGGGTTATTTGAATTTGAAGTCGTTCCTCCTTGCGGATTAGTTCCGTTTCCAACTCCTGAACCATTGTTTTGATTTCCCCCGCCTTGCGAAGTTCCTGAATTTGTGTTAGTAGTTGTTGTACTTCCTCCGTTAATATTAGTTGTTGCATTATTTTCTATTTTGGTTTTATCCTTCTGTCTTTCATTATTAGATGATACTTTTTCATCTGCTTGAATAATACCTTCCACATTTGACATACCTGCGGATGATATTGAAGACATTGAGGTTAATACAGTAGTTAATACTTGTATGTTATTGGCTGCAATTGTCGCGTTAACGGATGTATTCAGTTGAAGACCTACACCACTACAAGGACCTGAAGGATTTTGAGAATTTACCTCATTTATCCATTGTTCCATTGCACCTGATTGAAGTTGAGCGTATGTAAAACTTTGTACTGACCCATTATATGATAACACCACACTTTGTGATGGATTTGGAATAAAAATTTCCTTGGTTTTGGAAGTACAAGGGTCTGCATACGAATATGTAAACCCTTGACCTAATACCATGGTTGTAAATATAAGAAATAAAAATGAGAATATCGTCTTCATTATTCTTTAAAAACTCCTTTTTTAATTAATTTAGAAACAACTCTTGAAGATGCGGTTTCTAACGATTTTTTTGTTGATATACCAATTGTTGATTGGTTAAATTTAATTTCATCAACATCATCTAATAACGATGATGTTTTCACTGTGTTAGACTCACCTAACCCACTACCGGTTATAACTTCCCCCGTTTGGGCATCGACAAATCTAATCTGTAAACCTAAACGAGTTGTTTGAGTTATTTTAGCACCTTCACTTCCTTTAATCACTTCATCTTCTGAGACACTGAAATCATAAACTTCTATGTAAACAAAATAGTTAGCTAAAATTACATTACCTTTAACTTCTATTTTATTACTTGAAATTCCTTTATCAGATGCCTTATCTTGGGCAATCATTTTGTTTTTGATTTCCGCTTTATCCTCAGTGAATTTAAACCTATCTGTTGATTCCAAATACTCTAATACAATATTCGCAACCCCAAGACCTACTCGTTTATCTTTTAGTTCAGGATACATTTCATATACCTCATCATTGATACCAATTTTTAATATTTGAATTGGTATTACAATATCACCATTATAATCACTAACAACATCTAAAGATTGTTTTTTTTCAAAATCTGCTTTATAGTCTTCAGTTTTAATAGTTCCGATTGTTTGAGATAATCCAATGCACGAAAAAAGTAAAAAAGGTAATAGTAATACTATCTTTTTCATCCTACCAAGGGTCTTCCTCTTCTTTTGGTTTAGCCGGTGCTGGTTGTGCCGCAGGTTTTTCTATAACTTTTTCTCTGATGATTGTGTTAGTACCACCACCATTGTTTTGTTGTTTTTGTTGGTTTGTGTTGTTGTTTTGTAGATTGATAACTACAGGTGCCGCGGCAGGTTGTGCAACTTGTTCTGTTTTAGTTTCTTCTTCATCACTATGACCTCCAAATAATTGTGTTGATAACCATATACCACCACCACCAATAACTGTGGTAAGTGTACCAATTATAGTTTTCTTTAATCCTGACCAAGTACCATCATTTTGTGTTTCTTGTGTTTCTTCTGACATTTTAATTTAATTTTAATTGTTTATTTCCTTCTATAGGCTTCGGTGTCACGAATTGTGACACCATAAATTATTTACGGATAATCTTATTAGATTGTGTTTCCGTACCTTTTTTAAGAGTAACTATGTAAGTCCCTGAAGGAAGGTAACCAACATTTGTACTGTATCTGTGTTCTCCAGGATTTAAATCATTTTGAACAATTGTTTTAATTTCTCTACCACCCAAGTCATATAGTGATAACCAAACATTACCTTCTTTTTCTACTGTAAACTGAACAGTAATATTATCATCGGTTGGGTTTGGATATGTTGTCATATAACCCAATTCAGTTGGTCTCATCACTCTCATGATTTGAATAATTCCATTTGTAGGTATTATCTTCAAATCTTTAGCAATTGAATTTCCTGAGAATTTTTTTGTAACATATAAAGGACTTACTCCCCACTGAGTTTGAATCTCTTTTGCCGTGAATTGTAGTGTGAACGCTAATTCGTTGTCATTTAATAATTTTGTATTTTTTGTCGGGTCATAACCACCCCACTCAACAATATTATCATTTGTGTTAACATAAGTTATCCATCCACTAACTTTATTCTCAGCTCTAACACCTCTAAAATCTAATAGAGTACTATTGTAGTTTAATGCTAGTTGTAGAGAACCTAATTGAACACCATTTGTTTTTACAAGAACAGGAACATCAACTTGACTATTTTCATTTACAGTTAAACTTGGATAGTTTAATTCAATTGTTTGTAATGATGGGTTGTCATAAGTTGTTGTTACGTCAATGATATTTGATGGTGCATTTAATGGGTTTACAATTTCAATTGGTGTCATACGAGCCATGTTGAATCCGGTACCATTAGCATCTCCTTTAACTAATACATAGAAAGTTACTGTTGTTGTACCCGGTAAAATATTGTAAACAAGATTTGTTACTCCAGGGATTGTTGATTGTAAAGACGATGTTGCACCATTAATAGAAGCGTATTCTGAATCTGAGAAGAATTTAACGTCTTTAACCGTATTAGGCCAAGAACTAAATCTTCCTGATACTCTACCAAACACACCATATACATCAGAAATTGATATGTTGTTGTCACCATTAACATCAGATGAATAGAAATCAAATCCTGTCGGAGTATCTTGACCTAAAACAAATCTGTTGATTTTTTGTGAGTCAGATGTTGAAATGATATTCGCAATTGATAGTGATTCACCTTGTACTCTAATACGAACGTCATAACTTGTAACGTCTAATGGTACATCCGTAAATGTGAAAACACCATCGTTATTTGTTTGTGTTGTTGACGCTTGAACCCAAGTCGAAGATGTCATTAATTTTTTCTCTAAAATAACCGGAATTAATTTTGACCCCGTTCCTGTTACGTTAGTGAATGTACCACTAAACGAAAATAGTTGAGGTAAAAATGCTCCACCAAAGTTTTGTAAATTTAAAGAGTAATCAGAACCATTTTGTTTTGTTGCAGTTTGTGGGAATGTTTGAACACCACTAAATGTCATGGGTTGAACAGACGACAAACTCGCGAAATTTGCTGAGTGTACTAAATTTAATTTTACAAATGACCCATCTGATAATTCAAAATTGGAATCATTACCTGTATAAGTTAGAGTAATCGTAACATATCCATTAGCAGGACTATCCTGAAATTGAATATATTGAGGAAACGATGTATTTGACGATACAACAGAAGACACTGATGTGAAAGCTGCGGTATCATAAAACACTCGAAACTGAACAGCCGTAACTAACTCCGTAGTGTTGTTAAAAAAACATAACCCTACTTCAGTATTACCTGCGGATGCCGGTGCTAATTGATAGGTCGCGTCTAATGTAACAAAAACTCCGGTAGTTGTCGGTGTCGGACAAATTTGGGAATAACCCAGCGATGTCATTACAAGGAATGACAACACCATAAAAAGTTTTTTCATAGTTTAATAATATCTTGGTAATTTATTACCTATAAATATTCTTATTAAAGTTCGGCACCTTATTTATGGTATTTATTTATAAAAAAACATGAGAATTATCATATTATTAACGTTGTTATTTTCCATTCAATCGTTTTCACAAATAGTCATTGACGATGTTGGAGAAGGGTGGAAAAAGAATGTTGAAAAAAGTTTGGAAGTGATTCAAAAAGTTGACTCATCTAAGTACAACGTAGTTCTTAAACATTGCAAACGAATCGGGTTTTGGAATAATAAGTTTTCGACCACTGAAGGTAATGATGTTATATTGATATCTAAACAAGACATTCAATCAGGTAATATTAATAATTTATCTGCAATAATAATTCATGAATCAAAACATTTATATTATAGGAATAATAACATATTTTTAGATGAAAGGGTTGAGGAGATTTTGTGTTATCAGTATGAATTAGATTTCCTAAAAAAAATACCTTTAGTTGAAGATTGGTTAATTAGACATTGTGAAAACATGATTAAGTATTATCGTAGTTTACAACAACAATAATTGAAGTATTTATTATAAAATAGAATGTATGAATAATTTAAGAGAAATAATTAAAGAAACATTAGAGTCTCACTTAGATAAGACTTTAATATTAAAAGAGGATATCAAAATTTCTGAATCATTATCCTATCATATTAATGAGGGAGTATCTTTGACCGATAACATTTATCGAGCATATTCTCAAAAATATTTTGATTTAGTTAATGAGGTTAGAAAACTATGGAATGAAGGTAAAATAGACCTTAACGAAGAAGATAGAATGATGGTTGAGTCTGACTTAGGTATTAAAGTTAAAGTGGGTAAAGAGTATGTTTATTTGGATGCTCCTTATATTTACGAAACTGAGACTGAGGAAGATATTTTACAAGAGGCGATGCATAGAGGGAAAAAGGTTGAATTGAATAAACCTAAAAGAACTCCCGGAGGTCCTAAGAAATTTGCGGTTTATGTTAAAACACCTGGTGGTGGAATTAAAAAAGTTACTTTTGGAGACCCTAATTTAAAAATTAAAAATAAAAATAAGGGCGCTGCGAAATCGTTTAGAGCGAGACATAAATGTGACCAAAAGAAAGATAGAACAACTGCGGGTTATTGGTCGTGTAATGTTGGACGATATGCCAAACAATTAGGTCTTTCTTCTTCAAACTCTTGGTAATGGATTTTCCGTTTGAACAAATAGAAAAAGAAGGTAAATTAGTTAGGACTTTCTTCCCTGATGTTGAAGATGAAGAATTGAAATGGCATCAAGATTTAAATGATAGAAAGGTAACCATAGTTGAAGGTGGTGGTTGGAAATTTCAAATGGATGAATCATTGCCGATTGATTTGTTAAATAACGACGAACTTTTCATACCAAAACTTAATTGGCATCGAGTAATAAAAGGAGACGGTAAATTAGTGGTTGAGATTGAAGAAATAATATAAAAAAAATACCCCAATTAGGGGTATTTTTTTTTTTCTTTACATTCCTCCACCATCTCGGCAATCTTCTTCGTAACCGATTTCTTCACCAACTTGATGGGCTCCTCCGATTTCAATGTTTTGTAATCTTATTCCCATCGATTCTCTAAGATTTTGAATTCGTCTTCTAAGAGGTGAAATATTTTCTTCAGTCATATCTTCACCAATTTCTTCCATGACATTGTTCATCTCTTCTCGGATTTCTCTACCCAAAGGTCTTAATTGAACAACTCGAGGTTCAACCTCTCTTTCTGTCATTTCAAAATTAATTTGTGGAATAGCTTCTTCCATCATTGGTCTTTCCACCTCATATCTATCTTCTTGAACTAATGATTTTTCCATAGAACGACCACATTCTTGACGAACTTGAGTTCTAATTTTAGTTGAAGATAAATCTCTATTGGTTTCTTCCGATTTCAAAATTTGTTTAATAACTGGGAGCATATAATCGTCTACGTCTAATTCCAAGAAATCAACTCTTTGGTCCGCAGCGTTCCAAAAGCTTAATTCTCGGTCTCCATCAAGAGCTTTGAATACAGCAAATTTTAATCCGGTGATTTTATTAATAAAATAAACTAAAATACCTCTTTTCCAATATCTTTCAAAATACTGTTTATCATTTTGGTAAGTTGTACACCATTTAGTTGCAGCTCCGTACTTAGATGATGCTCCAAATGTTAGTGGTCTTAATGCCAACCAAGTTTCGTCGTCGTGTTCTCTAATAATTTGAGACCTTAATTCTTTCTCATCTTCTTTTAGAGATGCCAATCCAACAGATGACATGATTTGTTCAAAATTTTGGTAAGAAGTAATATCTTTATTTGGTATTAAACCTCTTTCATTATATTTTTGAAATAATGATAAAAGTTTTAAATCTTCATTAGAGAAATGGTCTGATAAACAATAATGAGCGTAAATTTCATTATTTGATATACCATTATAATTTAAACCCATAAGGTCCAATCTTTCTTTAATATGATTCATTTCACTTTCTTCACTATCTTTGTTCCATATTTTATTCACTTGGAATCTTGATGAAAGTAATTTACACATTAAAGGTAAGTATTTGTTTGTTTTGGTACTATCCATTTTTGAAAACAAATCGATTATTGATATGTTTAACTCAGGATACTGTTTTTTAATTTCTGCGATTTTTGACATAACTTTTTTTATTAATTATATAATTTTATTTTTACTCTGTCAATTTATCCCAGTAATACTTTTCCAAAGTCTCTAATCTATCATCAGCATCTGACAACATAGATAATGCCTCTTCAGCGTTTTTATAAAAATCCCCGGTTGAGTGGTCACCAATACCAACAGCGTTTTTACCTAATAATTTTAAACTCAAAATAGCTTTGGTTTTATCTGCTTCTGCAGATGTCTTTAACATTTCATACAAATTTTTGTCCATATTTTTTCTTTTTTATTTTGTTGATTGAAATAAATGTAATAAATTTGCTCTATGAAAACAATAACCTCACTTTTATTTTTAATCATTCCATTTATGGGAATGTCTCAGGATGCGGATTTAATGTATGTTCCGGACCAAAATACGATTGTTGCAACTTATAATTATACCCACACACCCGTTGGTCTTTATGTTGGGGGTTATATTACAACAACATTACCTGAACCCTATATTTACACGACTCCAATGTCAATGTTGAATCGTGTGGGAGTTAGTTTAACTACTAACAAAGTAAGTTTAATGGGTGGTGTTTTTATTGAAACTTATATTGAAGAGGTTAAGTTTAAACCGGATGTTTGGTTTAAGGTTTATCCTTTGAGGATTTTAACTGATACTGACCGAGGATTTGATTTTGTAGTTGGTGTTAACTACATGGAAGGGTTTAGATATGGTGTCGGAGTAGTAATTCCATTTCGGTAGTATTTATGAATAATGGAAGAATTAGAATTACCGATAAAACGACTTAATGAATTTTTAACTCAACATGAGTTTAGAGTTAACGACCCTTTGGGTGATGTGGCTCCTAGAGATATGTACGCGGTTGTAAAAGTTCAAATTACGGGTACTAAAGAAATGTATCGTGCGGGGGATAAAATGACATTTATCACCTATACAACTTTTATCCAACCTTCAAGTCCAATGATGAATACTCTTGCAGGTTTGTTAATGAGAGGTCACAATGAACTTGAATTAGATAATCAAAATATGACTTTTTATATTTTGAATAATCGAATAAGTGACCAATTACAAAGATTTTTATTGTATTGGGGTGTTGAAAATCCTGTGATTTGTACAAAAGTGATTAATGAAACTAGTAATAATATAAATGAAAACTTAATTATGGAAGGGAAATTAGATAAACTAACCAGAATATTGGTAAGAGATATCATACGTTTTTTCAAATATCAACGAGAAGGTGAGTTCACCTTACCCGAAGATATTGATGGAGGTGAGATGGTTTATACTTATCGAGGAATTGAAGGGTTTGTTATTAAATTAAACTTAGAGTTAAGTGATGATGTGGAGACTGTTGATGCTGACGCTGAATTACGTTACGATGATGATGATATAATAGTTACAATTATATCAAATCCAAATGCAGGAAATTCTATTTTAGATGAATTAACTCACGAATTAAATGAACTTATTCGTCATGAATTAGAACATGTTAAACAACATGATGAAGGTTATGAGTCTCCCGAAGAAGAAGAAAAGGACCCTGAGAAATATTATACACAACAACAGGAGTTAGAAGCTCAAAGAGCCGGATTCAAGAAAAAATCTAAAACAATAAAATTAGATTTTGAAACTGTAGTTAGAAATTGGTTTAAAAAAAATCCACACAAACACGAGTTAAATCCTGAACAACAAGAGAGAGTTATTCAAAAAATATTAGAAGAAATATAGTTAACTTACTCGTTTAATTATTTTTCTAATAACATTATAGATTGCCTCTTTTGCAATAAAAACTAATCCCGACGCTAAGATTCTTTCTGCAATCAATAAAGAACCTTGACGAATACTAGTTGATTTGTCAGCAACACTAAGGACATCAAATAGAATAGGGATTAAAAACGCATATGCTGTCATTTCCATAAAACTACCAACGCTTACTTTAAGTGATTTCAAAAAATTAACAAAAGAAGATTTTAATTCTTCTCCTTTGTTTAATATAATTTGAAATACATCTGATAACCCATCTTCATTTATTTTTTTTAATAAAGTGTCTATGTTTTTTTTGTTTTCAGAAAACAATATTGATGCAACCGCACCTAATATTAGTATTTCTTCTCTTTCATTTAAACTAAAATTACCGGATTTTATAAAATTATCTAATGGTATCATTAAACCACCAACAGATGCTCCCCACGTTAATAACATTTTAAAATTTAAATTATAAAATGTTTTAAGTTTTTTTACTAAATTAATGGTGTATTCATTCAATATTTTTATTGAATCAGTTAAACGATTTCCATGTTCTTCGTTTAATATTGACTTTAATTGAGTTTCTGTGATTAAAAATTCCATACTAATAAATATGTTGATTATATTTATAATTATGAAAGGAATGTTAAATCCGACTTTAGAAGTTGGCGATAGAGTAATATGTTATCATATGGATGGTGAAACTTCAGTTCCTCCCGGAACCGAAGGTAAGGTAACTAAAATTCAAAAAGACCCATTTGAACCAAATGGAGAAGATATTATAATTAGTGTTGATTGGGATAATGGGAGTTCTTTATCTCTTGTTAGTGCAACTGACGCTTGGAAAAAATCTAAGGGAAAAACAATTGAAGAACAGACCGGTAGTAATGAATATGATTTTTTTAGTAAAAATTCCGATATATTTGAAAATTTTGATTGGAGATTTTTAAAAGAATATCTTTTAAAAATTAAAAAGGCTGGCCCTGTTAATATGTTTCAATCAGGTCCATTTTTATATTCAGGAAAAAAATGGATTGATAGATATTATGGGGAAAACTTGGAAGACGATGAAGACTTCCAAGATGTTCTTGATAATGCTGAAAGGGCGAAAGACATAATGGTTCATGGAACTATTAAATGGATGGAATCTAAAGGTAAAGAGATTGATTTAGATGATGTTAATCGAACTATTAGTAAATTGGCGACAAAAATTGTTCAATTATACATGACTTTTCATTAACCAATTTCATATTTGGTTTTACCATCTAATGATTCTCCTTCAATTCGTAACTCGTTCATGAATGTTAATTCTATTTGTGAACTAGCGATTAAGTATTCTTCAACCATTTCCCAACTCATTAAATCTTTTATAAAAAACGTGTGTAACGTTCTCATTATTTCAAATTCTGTTGCTTCGTTCATATTGTTTGTTTATCTTTACCTTCGTATAAGGTTGATATGTTAATTTTTCCTTCAGTTGTTGCAAATTGGTCTAAAAAATCAAGTTTGACTTGTTTGTTTAGTTCTAATAAATTCATTTCATCCAACTCGGTTGTTGTGAATTCTTCGTTTGTTAATTCACACAGATAATGATGGTGAATCACATTATATGTCTTTCCTTTATAATCCATTGTGGATGGTTCTGACACTAATTTCATTTCTTTTCCGGTTAATGGACTTTTCATATTAATTACTTAAAGGTGCTTTAATTTCTGAATGTGATTTGTAATCCACCAAATTAATATCCTTATGTTGAATTGTGTCACCAAAACACGGAGATGATGATGAAAATTTCCAAGAACCAGTAAGTTCTATTCTCGGTAACTCATAAGGTTCTCTTGTTCTTTTTGGTGTTGAGGTGTAATAGTTATTATCAAAATCCGGTAAATCATTTGGATTAAAATATCTTTCCATTCCTGTTTCGTAATTATTATTAAACCAAATATTATATCTTTCCTCATCAGTTAAATCTCGTCCAATTTGTTCTTTGGCCTGTTCAACGTGATTTGAATAAAGATGAACATCACCAAGATTTCCAATCAACTCATCCGGAATCATATTAACTTCTTTTGCAAGTATCTCCAATAACAACCCATAAGAAGCAATGTTGAATGGTAAACCTAAGAATGTATCTACACTTCGTTGATTCCACATTAAGGAGATTGCTCGTTTAGGAACATTGTTTTCGTCACATAATCTGTTACAATAATCAAACTCTGACATATTTGGTGTTAGATTTGCCATCTTCCATCTTTCTTCCATACTTAACTCTCTTGTATAAACTTGAAATCCATAATGACAGGGTGGAAGAACCATTTGGTTCAATTCTCCAACATTCCAAGCATTAACCATTAATCGTCTTGAGTCTGGATTTGTGTTAAGGTCGTTGATTAGATTTTGGATTTGGTCTACTCCTCCTTTATTATTTTCACCAGCTTCAGGTGACCACTTTCTCCATTGTTTACCATAAATTGGACCTAACTCACCCCACTCTTTAGCAAACTCACCATCTGTTTTTATTTTGTTGATGAATTCCTCCATTGTTAAACAAGGGTCTGTATAAGGTCCTGCAAATGGAGGGTTCTCTTTCATCCATTCCTTCTCATAATTCTTATAAGCATCACCATTCCATATGTGACAATTATAATCCAATAAAAATTTGATGTTAGTGTCACCTCGTAAGAACCAAAGAAGTTCTGTGACGATTGATTTCCACGGCATCTTTTTGGTTGTAAGTAATGGGAAACCTTCTGACATTTTGTGTCTGATTTGTCTTCCGAACACAGAGATTGTTCCCGTTCCGGTTCTGTCTTTTTTCTCCACACCATTATCAAGGATGTCTTGTAATAGTGCTTGGTATTGTTTGTCTATATTATTCATAGTGATTGAATATATGAATGTAATTTATCAGATGGTTTCCATCCCAATCGATTTAGAGTGTCAAAATTTTCCCTTAACGTTGAACGATAATTCCCTGATTGGTCAGGAATATGGATTTTATCAATTTTACCAAACCTTTCTACCATCATGTCAAATACTTCATTTATAGAATAATTAACACCAGTCCCCAATTCCCACGCATCCTCGTGTTTTTCCGAAGACATACCAACTTTATATAATCCATCTACAATATCATCGACGTGAGTAAAATCTCTACGTTGGTCCCCATCACCGACTATTGTAATTGGTAATCCGTTTTTAATTTGATATCTCCAAATCCCAATAACTGCAGCCCATTTTCCATCTACCAATTCATTTGGACCGTAAACATTATAAAACCTACAAATTTCAAAATCACAATCATACACGGTTCGGTACATTTTTAGAATGTCTTCTCCAATTTTTTTATCAGTTGCGTATGGTGAAGTTTGAGGGTTACACCAACGAGAAGATGAACCGGCATAAACTACTTTTACGTTGTGTTTTTTAGCCCATTCGGCAACTATTTGAGTACCACCCGAATTTACTCTAAAGGTTTCCATTGGGTTATCAAATGATGGTTGGATACGAGATAATGCTGCAAGATGATAACATAAATCAAAATTATTGTCTTTCAAAGATAGTAGTTGGTCGATATCACCATATATGTATTCACACCCTTCAACCTCATACTCTTTTAACCCTGTTGACAGGTCATCTAATGATACCACATTATGACCTTCTTTAAGTAATCTTTTAATTAAATTACTACCAATAAACCCGTTTCCTCCAGTTACAATAATTTTTTTCATGATTTTTCTTTCTGTTCTTCTAATTTTAATTCAAATATTTGTTAAATGTTTCTTTTGCTTTTTCTAAATTATCCTCATCCTCATCTATAATGGTCATGATGATAAAAGTGGCCTCTTCTTCAGTACATTTGGTTTCAATTATGTTAATGTAAGTTTCCATTGGAACTCCTAAACCTACCGCAACTACTTGGTCCATTAAATCGTATAATCCGCCCATAATTAATTTTCTAATTCAAGGTTTCCACCTTCTTCAACTTTACTATCAATGTATTCACGAAGTTCTTTCATAGATTGTAAGAATCCTAATCTTAATCTGTGGAATTCCTCATCAGTGATTTCATCCCAATCACTATAACTTATAAAGCAATAGTCAAACCCTTCTGCGTCCATTCTGTATTGGACTGATTGCCAATTTTTTAATTCATCGTATGTCATAACTTAAACATTATTATATTCTTGTAATTTAGTTTTCATGTGTTGAAATGCTCTCTCAATGGATGCGTTAATATCCATAAATTCATTTTCCTGTTTGATTTTATTAGATAATTCCAATACTTCTTTACGAATACCTAAAGATTCGGCTTCCATTAGTATTTCTAAAGTGAATTCTTCGTTTGTCATTTTTTTATGTTGTTAATGAGGTTATTGTACTCTTTTAATAAAGTTTTTTTATCATCCGATAAGTAATCTTTTTCGGATAACCAATTAATTAATTCCTGTTTACCTAAATTATAAGATTCCACCATTGCTTGAATGATGGAATCTTTATCCAAAAATGAATTATGGACAATATTTGTCTCGTAAATCGTTTCTAATTTTTGTTTCATGACTCACTTTCTTTTTGCCAAAATGGTTTACTATATGTTGGTCTTATCTTCTCCCAAATGTATGAAGAATAATCCCTTTTATCAAACATTTTAAATAATATTGGTTGAAGATATTGTTCTTGAGTCATAACCCATTCAGCAAAAACTTTTCTGTCTGTAACCGGTTCTTTATCGTTGTACTTACCATACATATAGTAATCAAACGTTTTTCCAGCTCTTTCATCAAATTGAAAGTAAGTATATCTCAAATCTCTAACAACATTTTTAACCCATTTGTCAAATTCATCAGGAACTTTATCCAAATATGCGTTTATGTCTTCCCCGTTTTTCAATACTTCCCAAATGTTGATGTTAGAAAAACCGGTTAAGATTCTGTGAAGACGAACGTATTCTTCCCCTTTTATCTTCATCCTAAACCCATTTCTAAATCTTAGGACAAAACCTTCTTGGTCTGACTTAATAATTGATTTAAGGGTCTTATAATCCTCGATTCCATCATATCGTTTAACAACCGGCATACCCACAACTTCACAAACTTGAATCAAAGATGAATAATCGAATTCTTTACCTGAAACATTACTAATCATTGTAAGTGCAACCAAACTTTCTTCATCACCATAATCGCAAACAATACGATTCTCAGGATAGATAATTTCCACTAAAGTTGTGTAACCTTTTGGGATTGGTTGTATATCATATTTTGATAACATTTCTTGACCTTTAATTGCTTGGTCTGAAGTAAATGAACCTTTACTTGCAAAAATCCATTGTCCCTGATACCAAAACAATATACCTAAGGAACCATCCATTTTCTCAAACACTTCGAAAGTTTCATTTGGTATTTCACTTGGGTCGTGTTCTTCCATGTTGAAAAACTTACCAAATGGTTTTGCAAGAACATTACCATCATTGTCTAATACAAGACCTCGACAATTTCTAGTTATTGCATCCCAAAGTCCTTCATATTGAACTTTTCTTGAGTAGTTGTAAATCGCAATTGGAAGAGTTGGATGAGAGTTTTTCTCAATCAAACCTTTTTCCACATATTCATTTATTATGTTAATATCTGCTACCATTTTTCTTTTTTTAATGTTCCAATATAATATTTAAAAATTTTGAAAGTTCTTTGGTGTTTATACCTAATTGAGAATGGAATCCAATCACTTTTTGTGGGTATACCAAATAAACCTCTCCCGTAAATTCGGAACCACCATAAGTTTTTACCTTTATAATAACTAAAAATTTTCATAGTACAAAGATAAAAAAAAATCCTCAATAAATGAGGATTTTTTAAATATTTTATTTTTTATTATTTTAGACCATACAACACTTGAGTGTTAGCTCCCAACTGAGTGGTTGGGACATTACCTTTCCATTTCTCAATCCATTGTTGTTGTAATAACATTGGTGTTAAGGTTTGTTGTCTTAATCTATTTGATTCAGCTTCAGCTCTTGCGTTTGCCAACAATGCTTCAGCGTTACCATTAGCAGTTGCCACTTTGATTTTTGCCTCGGCTTCAGCTTGTTTTACTTTGTTCTCCGCCATAAGTGCCGATTGTACTGCGTTGTTCTTAGCATTAATCGCTTTCTTGAATGAATCCGGATACACTAAATTAGAGGTGAATTGGTTAATGACAAATCCTTCTTTTAGTAATTGAGCTTCTAACAATCGTCTAACTTCAATCTCAAATATCTCTCTATTTCCAATCAATCCATCAGCAGTATACTTATTTGTTGCCAAACGGAATGCGTCATACACAGCGGTCTTTAAGAATCCTTCTTCAATTTCCTCTAAACTTCTTCTGTATTTAGCGAAGATTGCTGGGACTTTCTCTCTCTGTACTGAATAGTTCATAATTGGAGAAACACTGAATTCTGAACCGTCTTTACTATTTACAACAAATGAATTTTCATCTTTGTATTCTTTGTGTTGAATAAATGTTGGAAACTCATAAATCTTTGTTGTGATTGGATTATAAAATACCACTCCCGTACATTCGGTAACATCATTTACCCCTTTACTACTTCCGTACATATCAACTTTTACACCTACGTGACCTGCGTCAATTCTCTCACATGACATTATCATTGTAAAAAGTAATACGACAATTCCTACTGCTACTAAAATTCTTCTCATTTTTATTTGTTTTTTAAGTTATTTTTGTTTTTGTTTTTTTTCTTTGGTTTTTGAGGTTCTTCGGTTGGTACTTTTGGTTCTTCATCTTTAGACCATCTCGATACTAAATCATACATAAAACCACCTATAGCTGCAAACCCTAATAATTGTAATCCAAACAATACAAGACCTAAATTGAACAGATACGTGTCAGGTCGATTCATTAAATAAAACGATAAATCAATTGTTTCGACTAACCCAATCATTACTAATAAAACTCCAATAACAATTGCGATTTTTTTCATACTATTTTTCAATTAACATATTGGTATTTGAAATTGGTAATCTCATTACAGGAATTGATGTAGAGCTTTGAGCTTCTGATTTTTGCATTACTTCGTAAAATCCAAGTTCTGAACATTTTACAGTTGATACGTTATCGAACGTTTCTAATATTTGTGATTCACCTCTTGAATCTGACAACAACTTAACATTTTTTGTTGTTGTGTTAAAAATTAATGTTTGCATATATTTCTATTTTTATTTTTGTTTAACAAATGTAAGTAATTAAAACTTATAATCCTAATTTTATTTTCTTTTTTTACCATCTTCGGTTTCAATCTCATCCGTGTGGTGGTCAAATAACATATCTGACACAATCTCACGTTTGTCCATCATTCGTATGATATCATCCACATCATACACACCAAACGTTGGGTGACCATCCATACCAACATCCATTTTTTTACCTTTACCGAATCTTAAGTTTGTTGGTAAGTGAACGTGTCCGTGAAGGTGAATCACACCTCTATTTAGGTTCTCCCAAGAAGCAATTGGGTAGTGAAATAATTCAAAAGTTTTGAATTTGTAACTCATTGTGGTTGAACGAGTAACACTTGCAAATAGTTCTTGGCAATCACCTCGGTTGTTTTGAATGTGGTGGTCGTGGTTACCTAATATAAGGTGAATCTCTTTACAAACAATTCTGTCTCTGAATTTTTGGATGTTTTCAAATCCACCAAAAGACCAGTCGCCCAAGTGAATCAATACATCATCTTCTCCAACAACACTATTGATTCCACTAATGATTGATTCATTCATTTGTTCAATTGTATTAAAATCTCGTGTTTGGTCTATTGGAATACTACCATCCGGTAATCTCCAAGCCGTTACTCCACGGCAAATGTTTTTGTGTCCGTAGTGTGTATCGGACGTTACAAAAACTTTTCTGTCTTTTTCTATCTTAATCATGGGACAAAGATATTAAATTAAATTGGAATAAAAAAATAGTGAAGAAAAAAAAACAAGTGAGGTTGATATTAGGCGAAGAGTAAATTACCAAGATACTATCAAATGAATTATCAACTTATCACTTGTCTTAATTAAATATAATTCAGTATTTTCGATATGTCAAACATAAAAAGGATAAATCGTATGTATTTATATTAAAAACTAATTTATGAGAGCAAGTTATGGAATAGGTCAATTATCTGCATCTGAAAAGTCAGACATCTTAGACCAACACAGAAGTTTATACAATGGTTATCAAACAATGGAACCTAAAGTATCAAACACTCAACCATTATATGTATATGACGCTGCCGGTGATAAGGAAGGTCTTGTTGTTAATAATAAAGGTGAAGTTAAAAGATATACAAACATGGGCATTAACGAACAAGTTGAATCTAAATCAATGTGCGAACAATGCGGTGGTCAAATGACAGAAGGTGAATGTACTGAATGTGGGTACGGACAAATGGAAGAAGAGACGGGACATTTAGATGATATCTATAAAGTTAAAGATTTAAACCTATCACATGGTGATTTTGATTATGTTGAAGGTGGTGGAAATGATTACGGAACATTTGAAGGAATGCATAAAAATCTTTATAAAGAAGATAATGTAATTGATGACGATGGTTTTGAAGATATGGAATTATCAACTGACGAACTTGATGAACAAGGTGGTAACGCTCCGGATAGGGATACAGATTCTGTTGAACCGGCATATAACTTTGTTTCAGGTGGACCGGATGATGTATATCCTGTAAATGAATATGAAGATGACGAAGATGAGGAAACTGAATTTGAATTTGAACCAATGGAATCGGCATTTGCTGACGAGATTGATGAGGTAGATGTTTCAGGTTCACAAGGAATTTATGGTGATATGGACCCAGCATATGATTTTGATAGTGAAGGACCTGGTAAAGCAGGACCATATCAAAGATTCAGTTATAATGAAGATGAGGATGAAGATGATTTTGGATTTGCAACTCACAATGGTGATTTTGACGGAGATGATTCTGAGGATGAGTGGGAAGAAATTGACACCGACCTTCAAGAAGATTTCAAAACTCAAAAAAATAAAATCTCAGAGATGTTTAACAGAATGAGTAGATATAATTAAAACAAAACCCTCATTAGAGGGTTTTTTTATATAATTTCTTTAATTAAATCGTAAATATTATGGTCTTTTATTGTGTCCAAGGTAAACGATAATGTTTTTGTTGGTGATTGTGTATTTAAAAAAACTATTATATCTTGATTAATAGGGTGTAAATTGTATATAATTTTTTTTATTTCATTATGACAAAAAATACTTTGAAAATTTTCCAAATCTTTAACTTCACTATTTGAATATAAAATCGTTTTAGGTTTTAATATATTGTATAATTTTGTTTTTTCAGTTAATTCCACATTAAAAGGTAAATTAGAGTTTTCTGTGAAGTTAATTATTGATATAGTATCAAAAGAATCTTCCATATCTAACGAATTATCTGAATTCAATAATACCAAGTTTTTTTTATCCCAATCTCGACCTATTATTTGATTTTCTAATAAATGTATTTTTTTTGGTAACACACCATTATATTCAATTAAACTATAATCTTTATCTTCAAAATTTCGTTTAATCGAAATTAAATTTTCATAACAATATTTTATTTTTTCGTTTAATTTGTCTAAAGGATAATTAAAATTTTCGTCATGTAGTAATTCCAATTTTTTTATTGTTTTTTCTAAACTATAAAAATGTGAAAAATGAAATCCATTATCAATAATCTCAAAGTTTTCACTAGAAAATATTGATTTGTTAAAATAAGCACGATATAACATGTCAGGATTTGTAATTAACCTACTAAATTGAATACCTAATGTACCCATATTAGGTATTACATTAAAATATTTTGTTGACCAAATAAAATTAGTTTGTCTAAATAATATTGGGCCAAATTTAAGATGAGATTTAAATAAATTCGATTTAGATAAGTCGGGTATTTCATCAACATCGGAAATTAGAATTAAATCGTCATAATCTAATGATTTGTCTAGTAAATTACCAATTAAAGTTGTTATTTGGAAAAATCTTAAATCATTTTTTTCAATAATTTCGTTGTTTTTTTTAAATTTTTTTGAAAAATCTATTGTTTCATATAATGATTGTAAATCGACAATGTCTATTTGGGGAATTGGAATATAAGTTATTTTATCTTCCCATTTTTTAAACATATCTATATTTTGAAGATAATTAAGAGGTTTTGGATTACCTTTAAAATCCATTTCACATTCCATTATTATAAATTCGTTAACATACTCGTCTAACTCGGACAATCTAAAATATAGCATCTCTATTTCATCGTAGAAAAAAATTGAGTCAATTATTTTATGTTTTCTCATATTGTGTTGAAATTATTATTAATATTAATTATACTTAATATAACTAAAAAAAACACAAATGTCAGTATCAAATCATTTTTTACCGGAACATAGAAGTAATATTAATCACATGAATTATTATTATTTTACTAACGCGTTCACACCAGAAGAAATTCTTAAAATAATTGAAATTGGTGAAAATTTACCAATAACACCCGGAACCACTGTTGGTCATGATAATGAAGTAGGGGTTTCAGAATATAGAGTGAGTGATATTTCTTGGATTGATGAAACGGAAGAAACGGCTTGGATATATGAGAAAATTGCAAATTATGCTAAAATTGCGAATAAAGAAATGTGGAATTTTGACATATGGAATTATCAAGACCCATTACAATTTACAAAATATTACGGAAATGGTGGACACTATGACTGGCATGTTGATTTAGGACCCGGTATTTCAAATAGAAAATTATCTTGTGTTTTACAATTATCGTCACCTGAAGAATATGAAGGTGGTGTATTACAAATGAATCCAGGTGGAAATATAATTGAGGTACCAAAAGGATTAGGTACTCTATGTTTTTTCCCATCATTTTTATTACATAGAGTCACTCCATTAACTTCAGGAGTTAGAAAGTCATTAGTGACTTGGTTATGTGGTGCAAATTTCAGATAATGGAAAATATCAAAGTAACTCATAAAGATTTTAATAAACTTGCCAAAGAACATGATTATTTTCTTTGGCATTTTTTACAAAAAAATCAAAATGATACTGATTTAACTCTTCGGTCAATTTATGAAGGGAATAATAAAGATAGTTTATATCATCTTAATCTTTTATTAAAAGAAATTGACATACCTTATTTTGAATCTTATACTGAGGATTCTATTGATTTTTTACATGAATTAGGGATTTCATATAGTAATTTGTGGAACCCAAATTTTAACTTTAACCCTAAAAGTAAATATACTTGTTTTCACCCTGTTGTTATTGGATTTAAAAAGTTTGAAAAAACAATAACAACTTTGGAGACTTGTTATTGTATTGATGGTGTTGTGAAAATAATTGAAGAACTTAATCCTGACTTAATATTAAATCATAAATGTTAATGTTCAGTATTAAAAAAGAATACTTGAAATAATCTACCATCATTAAGGTCTTTCCCAAAATAGTCTAACGATACGTGATAATTGTCTGCTCTATACATTATTAGACGATTGAATACATTTCCAACTCTATCAACCATTTCCCATTTAGTATAATCTTGACATTCATCTCCTGGAGGTGCTTGTTTCATATATTCAGGGTCATTTTGTCTTTTATAATCAAAATGAGTCCACCCTGTTTCTTTATGTCTAAAAATTCCGGTACCTGCGGTTACAGGTGCGTTAGGTGTTAAATAACAAACTGCAGCCCAATCGGTTGTTGAATCAGAATGAATCCATGACCTATCCGCGGCTGTGGTATATTGAAAAGAACCTGTATATTCTCCACCCCAATTGGTTATTTCACCGGCAAATGGATAAAGAATATCTCTTAATTTTTGTTTTATTGGGTCAGATAAAAATGACACAGTTCTTTGACCTGGGTAATTTCCTCTAACTTTAAATTCTTGTTTAAGTGCAAATTCTCTGACTTGCATTGGGTCTGCGTAGAAATCATCAATTGTTAATGAATTAAATCTCATTTTAATATGTTTTTGTGATAAAAATATAGGAATAAATATTGATAAAAACATTGTATTTCTTGATAAAATTTTGTCTTTTGGTATGTTTTAGAATATTTGTTTATAAAATATATTATTATGGAAATTAAAGAAATTATATCATATTATCTAAATAACGACACAAATATTATTGAAGTTTCATTTAGAACTATTGATGACGAAGAAGATGTGTTAAGAAATGACACAATTAATTATGATATTGTTGAAGAATATGGATTTGACTTGGTTACTGAGTCATTTGACTTTTTTGGAGACGACGATGATGATGAGGAATATATGGGAGGAATATATGAAGAAGAAAAAATTGAATTGGATGAAGATGAGTTAATCGTATTTTTAAATGAATACTATTTGATTAACCCATCTCAATTACCAAAAAGTGAATTTTATTAAGGACCCACTCTTGTTAAGTACATTGTCATAACTTGTTTTTCACCGTACTTACCATTAAACCAACCACCAACACTCTTTAACTGAAGACTTTCATATCCGTCATGTTCAATATGAAATGTAATTCTTCGAGAAGAACCATTGTCCGTGATGTAATCAAATTGTAGGTATCCAAGGTCATAAGCGTTATTATTTAAGATTCTGTAAAAAATTTCATTGGGTGCGTTACCATACCCCCAAATGTCTTGACCACTTTGAGTAATTCCCACCAATTTCATTCTAATAGAAGCATAATCCATATGAATGTAAAAATGATTAATTGGTATTACATCAAATGGTTTTGGTAATGATGAGTTGTTATACGTTGTCCCAAGAAGATATAAAGAATCTCTTGTTTGATTTTGGTCAACGTTAGTAATGTCTAATTTGGAAATCACATATTTCCCACTAAGTGTTACATCACTTTTTTCTGTTACATACGCTTCGCAGGAAAAAAGTAAGAAACATACCGATAATATTAAGATTATTTTTTTCATAAGGCTAAATTATAACTATTTATTGAAATAACAAAAAAAAAATAAAAAAAAAATGACAACAGATATTAACGCTCTTATTGATTTTTTCAAAAAATATACCCCGGATAACGAATTAAAAGGTGAAATGGGTGAACAAGATGCGTCTACGTCATCACCAGCTCCTTCATCCGGAGGTGGAGGAGGGTCAATTCCAAAATGGGCCGATTCATATCCCATAAAAATTGGTAAAGCAAATCCGAGAATGAAATCAGGAGAAAAATGGGAGACAGGTATTGATAGAGCAGGACCTGCAAATAAAATTTGGTAAAACCGATATATTTATAAAATAAAGTAAGAGATGGTTAATAAAAAATACACAGCGGGTGAAGCCTTAAATGAGATTAGGTTAAGAATGATTTATGATTCATCTAAGACCCTTAATGAAAATAAGGGAATTGTTAATGAACAAAATACTGATGATTTATTATATTTTGAAACTGCCGCAAAATCAATAATGAAAAACCCAACACAAATTAAAAATATTAATTTTGGTAATCCAACTGCAAATGTAAAAACTGCCGCAAAGGCTATTAAAGATTCTGTTGAAGGTATTGGAACAGATTATCATGGTTTGGATTATATTTTAAAAAATGGATTTAATAATGTAAGTAATTCAATGTCAATAATTAAAAATTATCCAAACATTGGAGGTGAGTCCTTATTTGATGCTTTAAATGGTGAATGGTTTGCCGGAGGGTCTATGACTAAGATAGTTAATACAGTTGCGGAACAATTAATGGAATGGTGTAGAACCAAACAAAATATAGGTATATGTGTACCTAAATCTGAAGATGAATTAAAGTACGGTAAAATATGATAGGAAATATAACAGAATCGGAAAGAAATTTAATTAGACGAATGCATCAAAACCAAAAAGGTTTAGATAGTATGATTAAAGAAAGTATGGGATTATTATCAAACGTATCCGAATCTGTTGTTATAACCGATTGGGTTTCTCCGGATGATAAATATCTTATTTTATTTGACGAATTATATAATTTACACTCAGGTGAAAAATTAGGGGATATATGGGAAAATTTCGATAATTTTAAATTATTTATCTCTCATTCATTTGAAGTCGCAAAAAATGTACCTCAACAAATTAAAGAATCTGTTGTTATAACTCTTAATTCTTTAGTTTTGACTGAATCTATGAATAACATGTCAAAACTAAAACCTATTTTTAAACAAATCATAAAAGAAGAAGGTTTTGGAGAATGGCTTGGTAAAGGGTTAAAGAAAACTGGGGAATGGGCAGTTGATTCTGCGAAAGAATTTGGTAGTGATATTGCGGATATAGGTAAGACAGGTTGGGAGGGACTCAAAAAAGCCGGAGTTGCAATCTCACAAGGAGATTGGAAACAAATACTTAGTTTATTGGGTAAAGGAATGGTATTTTTAGCTCGTAAATTAAGAAGTTTACTTTATAACCCGGTTGGAATTGTACTTGACTCTATTTTAATAGCCACTGGTATAGGAAAGGGAGTACAATGGATTCCATGGGCTATAGTGGTTGCCCTTGATATATATGAAATATCCACAGGAGATTATGAAGAGAAAGATATGCCAACATGGTTAAGGTGGTTATTAATTGGTACTGATGTTTTAGGTCTTGTTCTGGCAGGAGGAGTTGCTGCGTCAGCCAAAGCAACCTTAGCAGTTTTCAAAGGTGTTAAAACAGAAGCACAATTTGCTGAAATTGCGATGAAAAATCCAACCACTATTAAAATAATTGAAAAAATAATTGGAGCGTTTTCAAAAGTACCTCAGTATTTGGGTAAAGCGGTTACATATTTAAAATCAACTAAGATGGCTAAAGCTGCCCCGTGGATTCAAAATATTCTTGGAAAAGCAGAAGGTATTTTGCAAAATGGTACTAAGTCGTTGTCCAAAATAACAAACACCGCAAAAACCGCGGGTGCTGGAGGTAAACAATTAAAAGCAGCCACGAATGTCGCTAAAAAGTCTTTAGGTCAAACCGCTAAAACCGCCGCTAAAACCGGAGTTAAAACAGGTGTAACTGTTGCCGCTATTGATAAAGGATTTAAAAAGGGGATGCAAATGTATAAAGGTGTTAGTGATGCGGAAATGGAGGCCGCGGAATTCGCAAGTAAAAGTATCTCTAATTATGAGAAAGAATCAGGAAAGTCTTTGGCGGATGCTTGGGACGCCGCATAATAATTAACAATTAAATAATATTTATAATATATGAAAAATTTATTATCAGAAGAATTAGAAAGATATAGACGACTTTCTAACTATAACCCAAAATTAACTTTAACAGAAAATGTTAGTATTCTTTCTGAAGCCCCTTTTAATCCTGCAACTACTGTTAAGGAACTTGAATCCGCATTAGGTAAAGGGCTTGGTGCAATTGCAAAAGAATTTAAAATTGTTAACATGGATGCTGCGGCAATTACCAAACTTTTAGAAATGGATGCGAAATCATTTGAAAAAGAACTTGCAAAGTCGTTTGCTAAGGACATAAAAGCTGGTGGAGTTAAAGGAGAATTAGGTGCTATAGGTAAAGAAATTTCTAAAATTGATTTATTAAGAAGAATTAGTAATGAAACAAAATCAAAAGGGAGAAGTTTAACCGCAAAAGAAATGGAGTTACTAATTAGTGAAACAAAGAATGCAAATAAATTAAAAGCAGCTAAGTTTCAAGCTCCGACTCCAAGAAATCCAAAACCAAACCCTAACGATGCTAAGATTGGTGATGATATTATTGTTAGCAACCCTGAAGTTAAAAAAATGAATTGGAAATCATTAGTTAAGTGGGGAGCTGTAGGTGCAGTTTCAACGGGTGTCTTATACTATATTTACAAAAAAACACATGGGGAAGAACCACCAGTTGTTACTTCAGGCCCAACTCCAGACCCAACACCAACACCACTACCAGTTATAAATAGATATCGTACTGATTGTACAGGTACTTATACTCAAGGATGTAAATCAGAGGCTATAAAACCGGTACAGACTTGTTTAGGGTTAGTTCCTGATGGTAAATTTTGGGTTAAAACTCAAGCAGCTTTAGTTGAAAAAGGGTTTCCAAATGGATTTACAGACGCAGATGTTTCAAAAATATGTGGAAATCAAACACCACCACCACCACAACCAGAGGACGAATATGAAGATGCTGAAGGACAAGAAGCGGATAACATGATAGATAATTAATTACAAGATGAGATTAAGTATAGATTCAAACGAAGTAAAACAAATCTTAGAAATGCATTCTAAGTTGAAAAAAAAAGGGTTATTAGAACAAAACGCACCTGATGCGGATAACGATGCAAAACCTGGAACAATAGAAGAACCTAAAATAGAAGAACCTAAAAAAGAGGAAGTTGTAGTTAGTCAAGATGAGATTGATAGAAAACTTATTGATGACTCTATTGCTGCTGGATGTTTAAAAAATGGAAAAATTAGATTTTTTAAAGGAACTAAAAAACCGGTTTATCAGGCAACTACTTTAAAATCTAATCAAGTTATTATTTTTTATCCTGATATGACCTATAAATTTACTGCAACAGGTAAAACAGGGAAATGGAAATGTTCAAAAGCAGAACAATTAAAGGCAAATCAAGAAACTTTAAAAGTACAACAATCCTCACAACAAGCTGCAAACACTAAAGATACTAATTTAGTTAAAAAAGAAGGTGGATGGAAAGAGGCAAGTGAAATTCAAACAACTCGTGAAAACTTAGAAAACCCAAAAATGTTTGAGAAAAAAGTTGTTAACGGAGTTACACTATATAGAAGTATTGCAAGTAGTGGAATTGCTGGTGGACTAAACGATGAACAAACAAAACTTATTACGAAATATACTAATTTAGGGTATAAATTAAGAAATCAATTAGATTCTGAACAAGCTAAAACTTGGACATCAAAAGTTGTTAGCCCGGCTAGTGAAGGTATATTCTCTCAAGATTTAGTTATGTATTTTGACCCAAATAGTGTTAAGAATAGTGTAAGTACCTTAATTGATAAACAATTTAAGGATGCTATTACTAACCAAACTCCAACAAGTAAAAATGATTGTAGAGATACAATTAGAGCTTACTATGAGGCTTGGAAAACCAAAAAACGAGTTGAACCAAACACATTTGCACCAATGAAAGAAAAAGTTCAAGCATGTGTGAATGAATTTGATGGTAAATGGGGTGGTGCTTTTAGTAAAATTGATAATTATGTTGAAACTCTACGTGGAGGTTCAGGTGGTCCATTACCATATGGTGATAATTCTAAATGGTTATTAAATTAATTAAGTAATGATTGAGAAAAAAATAAAAAAGGTAATTAAAGAGACTAAAGAACAAAAAGAAAAGATTTTAATTGAAGAAAATTTAGTTAAAAATAGAATTTTTGCAATAGTTGAATCTAAAGAAGTTGTCGATAATTTTGAATTTCTACCTGAGGGTAAGAAAATGAAAATTGCTAAAAATTTAATTGAGGAAATTAGATTTTTAGACGAAAACAATATTTTGAATGAACAATTAATGGATTTCTTGGGTAAGATGTTCGGGAATAGTTTAAGTGGTATTCTTCAAACTGCGGTCGAACCATTTGTTAATTCAATTTTAGGTGGACTTGGATTGTCAGGGTTCTTTAAAAATGCTTTAATGTCTTTTATACTTAAAGACCCAAGAAGACTCGCAAAGGCGTTAAATAGTTGTAAAGAATTAACTGCATTAGTTTCTGAGGCATTAGTTGAGGCATTAGTTATGATGGTACAAGAACAACAAGGTATGCAAAGTACCGGATATACAATATTAAGAAATACATTATTAGGTGCAATTCAAGATACTAAAGTTGTGATTGAATTACAAGATAAACTAGAAGATACTGTCTGTGGAGTGTACAACAATTTTAATAAAAAAGCTTCAAATGTTTATGAAAAATTAAAACCTGAAGCGGCGGCATAATAGAATTAAAAACTCTATTATATAAATTAGATTTTTAAAACAAGGGGGGTGTTTATCTTATCTAAAAAAAAAAGAAGGTAGTAATACCTTCTTTTTTCATTTAATAACAATTCTTATTTTCTTTTAAGAATTTCTTTTTCATAATAATCGTCAAATCCAACCATCATATCTGACATTGATTGATTTTTCTCCACACCAACAATTTTATCAATTAGACCAAATTGTAATGCTTCATCAGAATTGAACCATTTATCATTTCTTGATGATTCTAACATTTCTTCAAATGTCTTACCACAATTCTCTGCCAATATTTTGAATAACAAATAATTGTATTTTTCTGCTTCAAGTTGGTTAATTCTTGTGTCTTGAACATTACCCTGTGTTCCGTGAGAAACCATGTGAGTCATTACTTTTGAGAAAATTAAAGATGACCTCTTACCTTTTGTCCCTGAAGATAATAATACTGAACCCATAGATGCACACATACCAATATTAGTGGTTGCTACATCCGCGTTAATAAAGTTCATAGTGTCTCTAATACCTAATCCACTTAAAACACTTCCACCCGGAGTTTGTAGATATAAATTAATGTCTTTTTTCTTATCCAAGTTGTCTAAGAAAATAAGTTGTGATTGGATGATATCACCCATTCTGTCGTCAACCGGACCTGAAGCCCATAATATTCTATCCATCATTAAACGAGAGAAAATGTCCATTTGGGTTACTCTCATTTCTCTTTCCTCCAAAATGTAAGGAGTCATTGAATTTTGAATGTGGTTGTTGAAGTTGTGTAAATCCAAAGATGGTTTACCTAAATGTTTTGTGTAATAACTTTGAAATTCTTGTCCTACGTTCATCATATGTTTTAATTTTCAACAAAGATATACAAAAAAAATTAAAGTGCCAAAATATCATCAATTATTTCTTCACTTGACAAATTAGTCCACAATCTAGGGTGTTGATAAGACCAAAATTTTTTCCAATTTCCAAACCAAATTAGACCTTCCATTCTTGGGTCAATAGTTCTAAAATCGGTACTATTTTTAGGGTATCTACCAATATTATATGTTTTGTAATAATCAATACCATCAACTTGATAATATGACACGTATCTTTTGTTTATTTCATCAAAGTTAGTGTTTAAATGCATTTTACAACCATGAATTTTTGAGTATTCCTCGACTTTTGAAACCCATAACAAACATTCTTCATAATTAGATGTCTCTAAATTAAAAAGAACTTGTTTTCCATAATCATTAAATCGATGAGTGAATATTTTTTTAATTCCATAGTTATCAATAAATTTAAAAACAGAAATTTCAAAATCAAAATGAAATTCAATTGGTAAATTAAAAACGCCTCCATCACCTAATATTTTATAACCTTCAACAAATAAAGATTGGTCGTCATCTTTTGGGTATTCTCGTAATTCAACATAATAAAGTTCGTCCGGTCCTGAAATTTTTAAATTAGGATATGGGTTAAAAGTTAAAATAATTTTTTCTTCGTTAAGAGAAATATACATAATCTTCAATAATTAATTTATCAATCACTCCAAGTTTTAATGATTCAAATGCTTGTTGTGGGTTTTCTATAATAGGTTGGTTATGAGAATTAAATGAGGTATTCAACAATAATGGGATTCCCGATAATTTATGATATTCATTTAATATCCCCCAAAATTTAGGAATTTTTGAATGTTTAACAATTTGAGGTCTTGCGGTTTTATCTGATTTTTGAATTACTGATGGAATTCTATCAATCCATTCCTCATTTGTATTATAACATAGAGTCATAAACTCTGATGTATATTTTGATTTTGAAGGTGTAAATACATTGTCAAAATATTCTTCCATGATAATTGGAGCGAATGGCATTGTGTCATATCGATTTAATCGTTGGTTCAAAACTTTATGTGTTGAGACTTCTGTTGGTCTAACCAAAATACTTCTTGCCCCAAGAGCTCTTGGTCCATATTCTGAACCGGATTGGAACCAACCAATAATTTCTCCTTCATTGATGTTTTTTGCAATTTCACTTGGGATATATTCTTTTCTTGTGAAATTATAATTTTTGGATATTTCATAAATTTCATCATTATTATATGATTTTCCAAAATAAACATCATTAAATTCAAATGGTTCTGTAATTTCACCTAACTCAACCGCTTTATGAATACAAGCACCCAACGATAAACCTTCATCACCCATTGGGGGGTAAATATAGATTTCATCAACCCAATCAAGCTCGTTAATTTTTTGATTCATTTTAACATTTGCGAATAATCCACCTCCAAAACAAAGTTGTTTATATTCGGGGTATAAATTATGTAAATCGTTAATAAATGTTAGAAATAAATCCTCAGTTATTTTTTGTAGGTTATAGGAATAAATTTCCATTTTTTCTTGGGTGTCAAAATAACCATTTATTTTCAACATATCACCCAAGAATCTAGTTTTACTTGATGATGCGGATGGATAGAATCTAAAATTTTTATAATTAATTACAGATGATAACATTTTATAAATTTTTTTATCATAATATCCATTTGGACCCATTCCCATTAATTTTCCTTCATCTTTACACATTTTCCACACACCTTCGCCATATTGGTCATATCCTTTCATTGATGCGGTACTAAAACCCCAAACATGTGATAAACTACCAAATGACGCTAATGGGTGACTTTGTATTAAACTCATTTTCCCATCATCACACAGATAAACTTTCATTACGGTACTTTCCCCTCCACCATCGTATGTGATTGTAATGGATTTTCCTTTCATACCGCTCGTATAATATGCCCCATATGCGTGTGCAGTATGGTGACTAACTTTTTCGTAGTTATTATTGGTGATTCTACGAGCGAATGCGTCAGGTGTTGGATTTGCAAATATTCGATAATCAGCATCGGTTATTTTTAATCCGGTAAAGTTTTCCGCTTCAACACAAGATAATTCACAATTAATGTCGTAATTATCTCCGGATTTTATACGAGTTAATCTCTCCTCTTCAATACAAAATGTTATTTTACCATCTTTAACTAACGCAATCGACGGACTATGTGACCCGGTAAAGAATCCATAAATTGTACTCATAAATTACTTGATTATAATAAAATTATCAATGACTAATATGTCAAGTTTGTTTGAAATAAATGTATTAATTGCCTCTTGAGGGGTCTCAACAATTGGTTCGTGAGGTCCATTAAAACTTGTGTTAAGTAATACTGGTACACCTGTTTGGTTATAAAATTCATTAATTAATGAATAAAACCTTGGATTATTTTCTTTAGTAACCGATTGATGTCTAGCCGAATTATCCACATGAGTAACTGCAGGGATTTTATTTCTCCATTCTTCTTTTACGGTTGTTGTTACTAACATATGAGGTGAATAAACATCAGATTCAAAAATATCTGATTGATGGTCAAATAAAACCGCAGGTGCAAAAGGACGATACCATTCTCTTCGTTTAATATCTCCATTAATATGACCTGTCATCCATTTTTGAATTGGGGATGCCAATATTGAACGATTACCTAATGCTCTTGGACCAATTTCAGAACCACCTTGGAACCAACCAATAACTCTATTTTGTGTTAACCAATGTGTTACTTCTTTAATTAAAGTATCTTCATCTTGGTATTCAATAACATTTAAATGAGGGTTATGATTAATTGCAGTTATAATTTCTTGTCTTGAATATTTTTTACCAAAATACGGAGACATTGGTTCAACGGAAACAATATCTGTAAGTTGTTGATACGCATACCAAGCACATCCCAATGGAATCCCACTATCATCACTTGGAGCTAAGAAATAACAATTATCATATAAACCTGAATTTAAAATAATTTCGTTTGAATTACAATTTAAGAATGACCCTCCCGCGACACAAACATTTTTTGATTTTGTTAAATTTTTGGCAATTTTTGCTAAAATTAATGACGCACGTTCTTGTTCTCTTTGATAAATTCCTGCAACACACGATTTTGAAAAGAAATCTGATTGCCAAGTTACTTTTGGGTAAATTGTGTTATTTGGTATAAAAATATCATTATCTAATTCTTGTACATATTCAGGAGCTTCGTCAACAATAGATTTATCCGCGTAAGACGCCAATCCCATTAATTTACCCGCAGGCCACGTATGTTCGTTTGGTTCGTAAATTAATTGAAGAGAACCTGTGGAATAAACAGTACCAACCGAAACACCTTCATCAGTATCAATTGGAACCGGATATTTAATCCATTTTTTGTATACTTCATTATAGTTATTCTTTGTAAAATGAAATAATGAAATACCTTCGGTCCAATCTTCTTCAGGGTCTAATTCTGTTCTATCTACATCGTACCATTTATGTAATTTGTTTTTATAACTCAAAATACTACCTGACGCATCCGCAACAATAACTGCGGATTCTTCAAATCCTGAACTAAAAAAAGTAGAATACGCGTGGGCTAAATGATGAGGTAAAAACTTTAATTTTTTTCTATTTAACCCACTATATCTACTAAAAAATTGAGAATCAACATCATCAACAATTTCTGTTGTACTATATACAAATAAATTGATATCATGATAAGTTATTCCCAAAGCGTTTAAACAATAGTTTATGGATTCAACGGGAATTAATCCCCCTTGATATGCACCGTCGTGTTTTATCCTTGAAAGTCTTTCTTGGGTAATCCCAACAACTACTTTTCCGTTTTCTATGATAACCGCACCTTTGTCGTGACCTACCGAAAATCCTAATACTCTCATTTAATTTTTGTTTGTTTTTTTATTGTTCGTCTGTTGGTGATACCACTTCAGAATCTGTTACATCGATATTTGATGGGTCAGTTTCTTCAGGCTCATCATTATTCATATTAACGGCAGTTCCTTCTTCTAAATCTTCTTCACATTTGTAGATATGAATTTGATTTTGATGTTGGAATACAATAACTTTTTTTGTATCGTCTTTTAACATTACATCTCCTTTAACATCTACTACTATTCCTTCACCTTCTTGAAAGATTAAACCTAACGCTCTCGCGAAGATTAATGATGCGTTCAATAAATCTTGAACGTCTTGTTTCATGTCCCCTTTTTCTGGGTTTGTATAATTTTCCATATAATAAGTTTTTACTAAATTTAATAAAATTTTTCAATAAAAAAAGGGGTAAGAACCCCTTTTAATATTAATTTGTTTATGGTTTAAGATATTCCACATCTATATACACCATTATTCCCATATCTGTATGATTTCCAAAAGCCCCAATTATTAATTGGTCATAATCATACTAATAAATATCTTCAAAAAAGTTTGGAGTGTCAATTTTATTTTATATTTTTGTCAAAATTAAATTAAATTATTATGGCGGAATTTAGTACATATGTTGACATTGAACCGGGTGAATTTATTGAAAATTGTTCAAGTCAAGAAATTAAAGAATTAGTTGATATCCTTATTGAGGAGGGACATTTAGACGGAGAACCGGTCACATCTGAGAGACATCATAACATATTAGATGAGGAATGGGTGAAGATAGTTGGTAAGTTAATGAGGTCTCGATTATTGTTATCTAACGATGAAGAAATGACTATCAAAAACATTGCGAATAGGTTTTAAGACGTTTTTTGAGGTACTTATAGAATAGAGGTTCCTTGAATTTTTGATATTTTTATCTTAAATTTAGGTATAACCAAACAATACGATGGTCTAAAATTATCGTATTGGCTTTTTCAAAATCCACTTGTTAAAGTCACGAGCGAGGAGTATTCCGGACTCATAAACTGTAAAAAAGAGAGTATGAAATTAAAAACAATTTTATTCGCTTTGTTGTTGGTGCTAATGTCATTTACAACAAGAAAAGAAACAGAGTCCGTGTCATTAACCCATGTGTTATTATACGAACAGATAAACCAAAAGAACATCAAATTTCCTGACATAGTTTTCGCCCAAGCGGTGTTAGAGTCAGGACACTTTAAATCCCCTCTTTTCATCAACCAAAACAATTTGTTTGGGATGAGAGCTCCAAAGAAAAGGGAAACAACAGCTATTAATAAGGGGAAAAAAGAATACGCACTGTACAACGATTGGGACAGTAGTATTGAGGATTACCTATTATGGCAAGAATTTACCTTAAAAAACAAAGGTAATTTAACAAGAAGTCAGTACTTCGCTCTATTAAGTAGAGTTTACGCCTCAGACAAAAGGTATGTCACCTCATTAAAGAGAGTGATTAGTGAACACCAAGAAATTTTAAATTAATGGCACACCCTAATTTACATGCAAAATCCTCCGTAAAAAAATACGGAGGTAAGCCAGAAGATTATATCCACTTACATGAATGGTTAGATGAAACCAAATCATGGTATGGGGACTCATTACATAGAATGTGGAGACATCACTCAGAAGGAATCTTTGAAATGGAAAAAAGATTCGGTACGGAATTCGTAAATAGTGATGGTAAAATCGTTTATACCCGATACATTGGAGAACAACACGTAAGAGAAGATTGTAACAATTACATTCCAACTGCGAAAGAATGGGTAGATAATATTAGAGAAAAAAATCGTCCATTATGGATGTTAAAGACTCTTAAATTAGAAGACTGATATTTATTAGTATGAATGAATTATTAACACCGGAAGACAAAAAATACTTAGACAGAATTTCCCGATATGTTCAGTCTATGGGTGAAAAACACGTAGAACTAGATATTGAGGCAAATGATTATGATAACCAAAGTGAAATCTCAGATATTGATTGGGATACTATTACTCATTTTGATTGGCAAAGAAGGTTAGATATTCCATCAGGGTTTATTGAGATATTACAAAAGATTTTCAATTATATCGACCAATCAGGCCAATATTCATTTCCTGACATCGAAGGTATTAACTATAACCGATTTTCAATCGAAATTAACACAATCAACCGAGAATTGACTGTTAAACAATATTATAGTTATTATGCCGAAGGTGGTGAAGGGGAGTTAGAATTTGAAGAACCTGAGTTAATGGAACAATGGAAAGACCAATTGGAAACAAATGGGATTCAAATACCTGAAGATGGTGTTTTATCCGTATATTATAGTGGAGGGGGAGATGATGGTTCACTTGATGGGGATTTCTCTGAAAATAACAGACAAGTACCGGGAAATATGGAAGATTTTTGTTATAATCAACTATCAAGTAATTATGGTGGATGGGAGAATAACGAAGGTGGTCAAGGAAGATTTGAATTCAACTTTAATAATGGTACTATCTTCTTATATCATTCCGAAAATTTTGAAGAACAAGAATCAAATACGTTATTTGAAGCGGAATATTAAAAAAAATATTTGACTTTTATGAAACTTTTCGTAAGTTTGTAATAGTTATTAAGAACACAGGTAGAAATACCGTAAAAAAAAAAGAAAAATGAAAAACACTAATAAACATATGAACGTCGTGATTTGGAAACAACAATTTAGTAATTGTTCGTATCCGCGTATTTCGCATACAAGTTCAGCTGATTTATCAAGTGATTTAATTTTATACTAAAGATTAAACCAACAATATAAGATAAAGTCCTGAACTCAAAAAGTTCAGGATTTTTTTTTGTAAAAAAAATTGGAAGTAAAGAAAAAAGGATTACCTTTGTCCCATCAAAATAAAGGATAAGTTATTTGAAATATTGGTAAACAAAATGGAAGGGTAAGCCAAGTTGGTCTACGGGTCGCGGTCTTGAAAACCGTTGGTGGTAACACACGTGTGGGTTCGAGTCCCACTCCTTCCGCAACTTTGCCCCTTCGTATATCGGTTAGTACACATGGTTTTGGTCCATGCGGGAGTGGTTCGATTCCATTAGGGGTAACAAAAATGGTGATATGGTCGAGTGGCTTAGGCACAGGTCTGCAAAATCTGTTACGTGGGTTCGAATCCTACTATCACCTCAACGGGTTCGGTGGAAACCCAAGAATAGATGATGAATCTATGTCCACCAAAATGCCGAGAGGTCAAGGACCAAAGACGGCTCATATCTGACTTTAGAATGGAGCGTTACCATTTCTCGGTACAAAGTAGTTTTGAGGTTGACGAATTCTACTATAAAAAAAATAATTCATCCACCAGCCTCGTTGGCGTAATAGGAGCGTATTTGTTTTACATACAAATGGAGGTGGAGCATAACCATCACGAGGTACAAAAATTGGAAAGTAAAAGTCGTTCGGATACGGCAACCTGACTGTAAATCAGGTCCTCACGGGAGTGGTTCGAGTCCACTACTTTCCACCATAAACTTTTTTGTACTTTTCAGTTTTCTGAGATATTTATTATTAAAGGAAACTGAAATGGCAAGAAAAAAATCAAACATACATTACATTTACAAAACAACTTGTAATGTAACGGGAAGATGGTATGTTGGGATGCACTCCACAACTAATATTGAGGATGGTTATATGGGGAGTGGAACAATGTTAAGACATAGTATTAGGAAATACGGGGTTGAAAACCACACAAAAGAAATACTTGAATATCTACCAAATAGAGAAAAATTGATTCTTAGAGAGAAAGAAATAGTAAACAAAGAACTAATTAGTGATGGGAAATGTATGAACCTTAAAGAAGGTGGTAATGGTGGGTTTTTAAATAAAGAACATATGTTAAAATGTTCAAAGGCTGGAATTTTAAAACAAAAGGAATTGAGAAAAACTGATTTATTGTTTACAGAAAACTTACGTAAAAAACATTCAGAAAATCAATTACTGAGGTTAAAAACAAATCCTGAAAAATATAAAAATTTCAAGTCGGATTGGAACGGTAAAAAACATAAAGAAAGTAGTAAAAAACTTATTGGTAAAAAAAGTTCAATAAATCAAAAAGGTAAAAATAACTCTCAATATGGTACTTGTTGGATTACTAATGATGTTGAGAATAAAAAAATATTTAAAGGTGATAACATACCTAACGGTTGGAGGTTAGGTAGAAAAATAAAATGATAATGGTTTTCTCTATCTCTCGGATGTCGACAATCCAAGATAGGTTCAAGAATTCTGCACCCCCTGCCGAGGCCTCGTAAAACTACGAATAAGCAGTTAAGATTGGAGCGAGATGGGTACTCCAACATTATCATATTTGGGTCTTTGGTATAAGTGGTCTGTACGTATGTCTGAAGAACATAAGGAAAGAGTTCAATTCTCTTAGGACCCACAAACAAGGAAACAACCCCTGAGTTGGTAAGGCCTTACCCGGACTCAAGAGAAGTAAAGTTACTAGATGGGTGCGTAACGCCTTGGACTACTATTACGGAACGGAAGAGTCTAAGTAGTAGTCAAAAATTCTTCTGTCGTATAAAGGTTATTACGGTTGACTGTTAATCAATTTATGGAGGTTCGAGTCCTCCCGGGAGAGCAGAATAGTGGAATTATAGTGTCTGTACTACCACCACCTTTGCAAAGGTATACAGGAGCCGGTATCGTAGCTCAGTCGGTAGAGCACTTGGTTGAAGACCAAGGTGTCGTTGGTTCGATTCCAACCGATACCACGGAGTCCTGATATAACAGGAAACCCCCACTCCCATATGGCATCCGGTCCATTAACCCGGTGAAGTGGGGTAAAATTGCTCTTGTAGTAGAATGGTTAGCACACATTCCTGATAAGAATGAGAACAAGGTTCAATTCCTTGCTAGAGTACAAAAACCTTAAATGTGGTATCCGATACTGACAGCTCTTTAGGAGTGATGGGTGTGAAAGCGGGTTGAAAAGGGTACATCTCAAACCCACATTGATAGGTTTAAATATGGTGGCTATAGTGTAACGGTTAACACGATAGATTGTGGTTCTGTAAATGGGAGTTCGATTCTCCTTAGTCACCCAAATTTAATTGTTATGGATGAAAATGAAAAAATTGAAGAATTAGAAGGTCTAATTGTAGATTTGAAATTTGATTTAAAGAAATCCAAAGACAAAGAGTTGATTTACTTGGACATTTTATCCAACATTGATAATTCGTTAAAAGTTCTATTCAAACGAGAACAAGAAAATGAAAGGTTTAATTTAGGTGATGATGTAAATTACAGAGAATGTATTGAGAATCTGAAGTCAGCGTTGGACGAATATAAACGAGTTTATAAATTACGGTTATGAAAAAAGTATTAGACAATCTTTGAGGTCCACTAAACAATGGACTCAGAGATTATGAGTGTAAACACAAACAGAATGAAACTGAACAAGGCGACTTGTTCAAAAGATTACCGAGTAATTTGGTTAAAGTTTGAATTTCCAATGTATTGGGATGAGGGATTAAATTTCAAAAAAGGTCACCCATCAATAAAATACAGAAGTTACAAAACTTGGAAGTATAACCGAAAAACTCAATGGAAGTAAAATGTGTTGTTCCCGGTGAGAAAGGGAATACTATACGGGGCGAAAAGAAGAATGACCCGTACACAGTTCTTACAATACAGAGGTTTTCTCAACCTCAAATTGGTCAGTTGGCGGAATTGGTAGACGCTACTGTGGGACGACACCACTCTATAAAAACAGTGTAAGTTTTTCAATAAAGGCCTTTGTTGAAAATGTAGGTTCAAATCCTACACTGACTACAAGGATGTTCCACCCTTACCAAATAATAGGGATGACTGATGGAAAGACATCAAAATGGTCTCTTGGTGTAATGAATAGCACTTAATAATACGGATATTAGGGCGGGGGTTTGATTCCCTCAGAGACTACAAAAAAATCGCTGATAGTAATATCGAAGGTGTGTAATGATATCAACATCGTAGGTTAAGCGATATCCTACAAAATGGAGAATAGTCTAATATTGGTTTGTAGTGGCATCCTGCTAAGATGTTCCGGGTAAAACCGGTGAGGGTTCGATTCCCTTGTTCTCCGCAGAAATAGATTAAAATACGGGTAGTAGACTAATTGGCTAAGTCGCCTCATTTGGGATGAGGACATTTTATTGCAGGTTCGAGTCCTGTCTACCCGACTATTGTTAGTCGTGATAAAAATATTTGGTTCAAACACGACTTTTACGACTTTCTTAGATATTTATCTATATGGAAGAAGATATAATTAAAAATAGTGAAACTCTTGCCCAAGCAGTGAGAGAAATTTTTGGATTTGATAATGGAACGTCAAGACGAAAAATGAAAAAATTAATTGAGAATAATAATATCGATATTTCTCATTTAAGGTCTAAACCTTTAATTTATAAAAGAGTTATCAAGGAATGTCCTGTTTGTGGAAAAGAATTTGAAGATTTATTAGGGAATCCAAGACAAAAAATAACTTGTTCTCATTCGTGTTCTAACACTCATTTTAGAAGTGGGGAAAATAACCCAAACTATAAAGAAATTAAAGATATTAGGTCAAGTAGTAAGTATAGAAGAATATGTTTTGAACAACATAAACCGGAATGTATTATTTGTGGTGAAAATAAAATTGTTTCAGTTCATCATTATGATGAAAATCACGAAAACAATTCTATTGAAAATTTAATACCTTTGTGTCCAACACATCACCAATACGTTCATTCCCGATATAAGAATGAAGTTATTGATACGATAAACAAATATCGTGAAGAATTTATATCAAAAAATAATTTAGGTGGTTAGCTCAATTGGTTGGAGCACCTCGCTGATACCGAGGAGGTTATGAGTTCGAGTCTCATATCACCTACAAATGTGGCTCACGAACCATAATTATTAAGCTCAAATATGTGAGATTTTGAGCCCAATGTTAAGGTAGAATGAGCTCAATATTCCCCTAAAGCTTTAAGGTGAAGCACGATACTTTTAATATCGGGAAGGTGGTTCGATACCACCTGGGGGAACAAAAAGAATGTTTAACTAATAAATCAAAAGTCGTGAGTAAGTACGGAAAAACATTGGTTTTGGATTCAAGTTATATGCCAAGGTCTATCATAAACACTGAAAGGGCTTTTGTAATAACTTATAAGGGTAACGCGAGTGTTGTTGCCGAACATCCGGAATCATTTAATCTAATCAATCCTGAGTTAGATATAAAGAAACCATCAATTATCAGGGTTTTCAAATATGTGAATCAACCGATTCATAAAGTTCCTTTAAGTAGAGAGAATGTTTATCGTAGAGATAATCACACTTGTGTTTATTGTGGATGTGAGAATAGAAAAACTTTAACATTAGACCACGTAATACCCCAATCTAAGGGAGGTAAAGACGCGTGGGACAACTTGGTAACCGCTTGTAAGAAATGTAATAGTGAGAAGTCAAATTTAACGTTAGAGGAATATGGGAAAGAAATACCTCAACCAAGACGACCACACTATTTAATGATGATAAAACAAGTTCATCATATTCCGGAAGAATGGAATGATTATTTATTTTTCTAAAAATTAAACCCTCACTTACCGGTGGGGGTTTTTATATGAGTAAAAATACGTATATGGATTTATTTGGAAATCAAGAAATATGTCTTATCTTTGTAGAAATAAAACCAAATAAGATTATGGAAAACACAAATTTAAACAACGAACAAGTTAAAAATCCTTTAAGAGACCCTTTAAATCATTCTCTTGAAGTTTTATTAAATGAAATTAAAAGGGGCAGACCTGCTGAAACACAGCAACTAATTCAAAGTTGGATTGAGCAGTTGAATAAGTAGTTTATCAACACCTCACGATGTATAGGTTAATCGTTTTTAATTTAAAAACCCTTTGATATGAAAAATGTACACAGAATGTATGATATGAGAAACATACAAGATATAAAAGAAAATATTTACATCACTAATTATGAAGAAATTAAACCTAATGTATATGCTTTAATTAATCGAGTTTTATGTAAAACTGAGCTGTTAGATGGTAAAATTGTTTCAAGACAATTATTAAGTGGTGCAACTATGGATATTTGTAAGGGCGAGTATTCTGAAATCATTCTAACAACAGACCAATACTTAATCAAAGATGGTGTACAAGCTATTGATGATGAGTTTTTAGAATGGTTTGTTAAGAATCCAAGTTGTGAGGAGGTTGAAATAATTAACACTTTTGATTATATTAAAAAAGGTTATGTTAGCCATAGTGGTTACAAAATCATCATTCCAAAAGAAGAACTTGACTACACTGCATTATTAAAACCAGTGGGAACTAAACAAGAAACACTTGAAGAAATTGCTGAAAGATATTACGAAGATGAAGTATCAATTAACGCTTTTATTAATGGTTACAAGTTAGCAAAAGAACAATTTAAAAACAAATAAGATATGAAAGAAACAGCAATGCAAGATTTGAGAGAAGATTTAATTTTAACTCAAACATCAGCAAAAGATGCCTTAATTGAAATTGAAAATCAAGAAATAAGAAAAGCTTGTCAAGAAGTCGTGAGATTAACTTTGAGTAACATCATTAAAAGAATTGATGAAGAACTTTTAGAAATGGAAAAGCAACATATTATTGATGCTTTTAAAAGTGGAGATTGTAATGGTACTTTTGAAACAATATCTGGAGAACAATATTACAACGACAAATTTAACTAACAAGTCAAGTAAACAATAGAAAAACTTGACATTTAAAAACAAATAAGATATGAAACAGACAGCAGTAGAAATATTAAAACACAGATTAATAAAAGACCACCAACCCAAAGAAATGGAAAAGCACCACCAAGAATTAGCCAATAAATTGTATAGTAGGGAGCATTTAATAAATTTTTATAATTTTCTTAAACAAAATAAAAACAAATAAGATATGAAAAATTTAACAGAAACATCAAATCCATCTGATTTTATGCAGTTAGGAGAAAAAGCATTTGAAGAAAATGTACACGAAAAGTTAAGAGAAAAATTATCTTCAACAGAAAAACAAATGTGGATAAGTGGTTATTTATTAGCATTAACTCAACAAAATAAAAGATAAACTAAGTAAACTTTAAAATTAAATAAAATGAAAACACAAGTACCAAAACTTAAGATTGAAAATGAAGAATTACAGATTGATGGAGATTTCAAATTCGAAGTATCATCAACCATCATTACAGAAGATTTAATCCCAATTAAAAAGGTTACATTTGACTGGTGTGTTGAAATATCACAAGCAGAAATGATGATTTATGGTGAGGATAAAGTATTAGAACTATTTGGTGAAAAATTGAAACAAGATTTCATTAAACTTTCAAAACAAGGACAATAGTACCTATAATGGGTGTAAATGAAATAAAATTTTTAGAAAATAATTAACAAAAGACTCTGTAGTGGAGCCCTTATTTCTTATAACAATTTAAAAACAAATAAGATATGAAACGAGTGATTAAAAGATTATTATTTGGTAAACCATTAAAAATGAGTGTGTACAAAGATAAGTATGGTAACTCTTATGGTGGAGTTATTCATAAAGAAGATAATAAATCTTACATAAATACTGTAAGTCACATTGAAGAACCTACTTATTTAGGTGAATTAGAAATTTATTAAAAAACATCTCCTATGAAAGAAGAAGAGATACTTGAGTTTTTAGAAAAAAACAAATAAAACCAACCAAGACGACCACATTATTTGATGATGATGAAACAAGTTCATTATGTCCCAAAAGAGTGGGAAGATTATTTATTTTTCTAAAAATTAAACCCTCACTTACCGGTGGGGGTTTTTTATATGAGTAAAAATACGTATATGGATTTATTTGGAAATCAAGAAATATGTCTTATCTTTGTAGAAATAAAAACAGGGTCGCTGAAAACTGAATAGAGTAAGCAATATACATAAACTTATACACAAATGTACACATTAAGAGTATTGCACCTAACCGGTGACGAACAAAACTACTACTTAGGTGACTTATACAAAGTCACACTAAAGGACAAAAGTCCTGACAACTTCAAATTAACCTATGATTCTTATGTAGATGAACACATTGATTTAGAAAAGATTAATGGGGGTTTATATGGTTTTATCACATCATACATCAATGGGGTTCAACCTTTATACAAGAGTAACAAATACTACATCGTTATGGAGTCAGGTAAAACATTTCAAAAACTATAAAAACAAATAAGATATGAAAACACAAGAACCTAAACAGGAAAATGATTACACAGCGTTATTAAAACCAGTAGGAACTAAACAAACAGCAGTAGAATATTTACTAAGCGTGGCTGTAGGAGAAAACGTTTTTGATGATTTAGAAATTGAAAAAGCCAAAAGAATGTTTGAACAACAGATTATTCAAGCGGGAAATACTTGTGCATTTAAACAACATTTACATTCTGACAGAATAAACAAAATGAGTGCAGAAGAACTTGAACAATATAATTTAGAGCCATTTTATACTTTTGGAGAAGAACACTACAACGAAACATTTAACAAATAAAACCCGATTGCAAGGATAAGTGCTACAAATACTATGTTTGATTATAATAAAGATGATGAAAATCCATTATGGAGACACTACATGAACAATGTAAATATGTCTGAGGAGAGGTGGTTAAAAGAGGTTGAGTTAAAATTACCAATTCCTTCAAAAAGTTTCTCAGTATATTCAGAGGATGAATTTTTAGAGAAACTTAAAACTGATGAAGAATTTAATAAAATATGGGGTTTTTTACCTAAGTAAAGACACATATATAAATTTAATGGTATGTATGGTATGTATATATTAAAACAAATAAGATATGACAGCAGTAGAAAAATTAGAACTAACTTTATTAAGAATTATATCGTTTGACTCTGAAGAATTAAGAGCAAAGTATAAAGAAAGAATTGCTAACGCCAAAGAAATGGAAAAGCAACAGCAAGGTTATAGTGAGGAAGATATGATTGAAGCATCAAAATATGGTTATAACTTTCATAAAACTACACAATTTCCACAACAAAAATTTGAAGATAGTTGTATTAGAAATACTCAACAATGGTTAAAACAATTTAAAAAAAAATAAAAAAAATGGAAAATTATAAATTATTGCAAGAAGAAACGTCTTTCTTCACACCAAACGGAAAACAAATAGAAAGTTCAAACGATGAGAATTTAAGTCAAGTTCATTTATGTATTGACACAGGAGATAAAAAAGATTGTGCAATATTACTGTTAAATTCAAAATTTGATTTTATTGAGGTAATTCAAACAACAAGCAACGCATCTAAAAAAGACTTAAAAGAGTTTTACATAAATAATAGAAGTGAACTTGAAAAAGAAATATTAGCTTTTTTAGAAGAATTATTAAACAATAAAAACAAATAAGATATGATAGTAATAAAAGGAATAGGTGCTTTTCTAGCAATAATTGGAATAGTTATGATTTTATTAGGTAAATATTTTAAAAACAAATAAGACTATGGCGATAAGACAACTTCCCGATGAATGGGATAAAGGAGTTATGAAAAAAGAAGAAATGGTAAAAACAAATGAGTTTAAGGAACTTGTTAGACAATTTATGATTGAAGAATCGTATGGAGCTTGTGATGTAGAGTTGCATCATAGGCAACACGGGTTAAAATTTAAACCAAGAGCAAGTGATGAGGAAATCGAGATAAGGATTGATGAATTTGTTAAAAGATTTAAAAACGAATAAGATTATGAAAGTATATTATATGAAAAACTCAGTAACAAAAGATTTAACTCGTTCTTTTGAAGATGCAATTAAAGAGAGTGAAAATAACCCTGAATCGTTTATTCCGGAAACTATGGAGATGAATATAAACTTAGAATCTGTTGATATCCCTGAACATTTGGTTGATAAATTTAAAGAACATTTTCAGGGCACCAAATCTCCTATGAAAGAAGAAGAGATACTTGAGTTTTTAGAAAAAAACAAATAAGACCAACCAAGACGACCACATTATTTGATGATGATAAAACAAGTTCATTATATTCCTGAAGAATGGAATGATTATTTATTTTTCTAAAAATTATAAATTATGATACCAAAGAGTGAAATGGTTGAAGGGTGGTACAATGGTTTCTGTAGAAACAACCACGTCGCTTATTGGGATGGTGAAAAGTTCCAATATGTAAGATATAGTTTCAATTTTTATTTGGAAACCATCCAACATTTTGAGGATGTTAAAGAGAGTGGATTTGACGGATTTGTTCCGGTGGAAAAGATTGAAAGAATCTCTATTGAAAAACAATGGGAGATTAAAGATAAAATAGGATATTAAACACCCGCTACGTAACGAAAGCGCTACGACACGTACTATCTGGCAGGTCAGGTCGGGTGTTTTTATACATACATCGTTGGTGAAATGGTATCATTTTGAGTTCCAACCTCAAAGTTCAGGGTTCGAGTCCTTGGCGGTGTGCAAGAAGACGGAGAGTGAGTCAAGGGTAATTCCGTTATGGTTATCCCTTGGGGGTCTCTCCTGAAGAATTAAAAAGTTTAACAACCGGGGTGTCCATACTCTAAAAAACTAATGGACTAGGTGTGTTGATAGGGGTGACCTCCCAACAGTAGCACCGTAGAAATACGGTAAAGGATAGATACGGACTTAGTACAGTGGTGACTAACACACAGAATTCCACTAATCCCTTTGTAGCCCGCTACGACCCGAGGGCGGGGTTGTTAAACTTTTTTTAATAATAAATTTTACCAATATGAAAAATACAATAGATAGAAGAATGTTGGATGTGAATATCACACCAATAACTTTGGCGAAAATTAAATCTCAGGGACTAACACCATATTATTATGATGGGGATACTGATATTATTGAAATGACGGGACCAATTAAAGGGAAGACAAGTTATACAACCCCAAAAGAAGTATTTTTATTAACACCTGACGAATACGATAAAATTAAAAAATTATCGGATAACATTAAGGAAATGATTGAACTTAAAATGAAGGCAATTAAACTATACAAACAATATATTCCGGGTAGTTTAATTAAGATTATTGAAGAAAAATAAAATATTTTTATAAATTATTTGACTTTTTACGAAACTATAGTATACTTATTAAAAAAACATAACAACACAACAAATGCAAACTTTAAATACATTATTACTTACGATAGGTGCCGAGGGTAGAGATACAACTTGGACGGAGATGGTATGATGTATAGTTAAGTAATTAATAATATAATAAAATCCATCTCCAAAAGAGGTGGATTTTTTTTTACATTATGTTTGGTAGTTTGAAAAAAATGATTACCTTTGTCGAAACAAATTTAAAGATGGAAGGACAAGAAACAAACGATACTACGTATCAAAAATTAGAATTGGTTTATTCACCAATCTTAGGGTCAGAATACATTTTAGTTGATGTAGAAGAAACCGAAGAAAAAGAAACAAGTTAATTGAAATATTGGTAATACACAAGCTGCCATCATCTAACGGTCAGGATATATGGTTTTCATCCATAAAATCGGAGTTCGATTCTCCGTGGCAGTACAATAGGGGTTATAGTATAACGGCAATTACTATGGTTTTGCAAATCATAAATTGGAGTTCGATTCTCCATAACTCCACAAAGGTCTATTCGTTCAACGGCTAGGATGCTACCCTGTCACGGTAGAGATGAGAGTTCGATTCTCTCATAGACCGCAATAAATAATACACAGCAGTCGGGAGGTAAGGTATCTCATCGGTCTCATAAGCCGACTTAATCAGGTTCAATTCCTGAGATTTGCAACAAATTGCGGGATAGAGCAGAGGTAGCTCGGGAGGCTCATAACCTCTAGGTCGGAGGTTCGAATCCTTCTCCCGCTACAAATGTGTCTCGGTCCGCTCTGACGAAAGTCAACGACGAGGTCCCGGTAGACAGAACGCGTCTGATTCTACCCAAATCTGCAGATATCGTATAGTGGTTATTACTCCAGCCTTCCAAGCTTGAGACGAGAGTTCGATTCTCTCTATCTGCTCCAACCCGCCTTCATAGTTCAAGGGATAGAATAAGACACTTCTAATGTTTTGATATAGGTTCGAGTCCTATTGAGGGTACTACAATTGCCTTGGTGGTGGAACGGTAGACACGCTTGTCTTAGGAACAAGATTTTGAGGGTTCGATTCCCTCCTGAGGTACAATACATTATCATAACTCGGTGTGATACACCGCCAACTACCTCCTTAAACAACGTGGGAACTGCGGTTCTCCCAATGTGGCCGAAGTGATGATGTTAAAATAGTAGTTTAAGAGACAGGCTTCCGTCGCATAGAGGTTGATTGCACCTGATTTGTAATCAGGAACCGAAAGGTCACGTTGGTTCGAATCCAATCGGAAGCTCAAAATATCCCCGTGGTGGAACTGGTATACACGACAGGCTTAAAACTTGTTGCTTAGGCATGTGAGTTCGACTCTCACCGGGGATACAAAATATTAAACATTAAAGAGACATTGCAGAAGTAAACCAGTGTGGCACACGTAAAATTGGACCCGTTGAAAATGTGAGGTGATAGACCACCATATGTTTAATATTTCTTTTAATTATAAAAAGTGTAAATTATCAATATGAAAAACCAAAATCCGAACTCCACGTAGTACTTGACTAGTTCAAGTATTATGACTCAGAAATTGAGAATTTGGAGAGTAGTTCCCGTTAGAAACGGTGTTCAGGCTCCCACTTTTTTTGTGGAAACCACAGAAGAAGGACGTGAGAAGGCAGAGGAATCTGCGATTAAACAAGCAAGGTTAAAAACCGGCTTAGGAAAGTTCAAGGAATGGAACTTTAGATTGGAGAAACTCTCTGTGAGGGTGGATAAATTTGGTCGGTATGTAAAACACCACCAATAAGGTTCAGTAAAAACCGCTGGGGGTTTTAAATTACTCAGTGTACTTTTTAGGTTAAAGTCATGTAGGGTGTTTACACCAAAACCTAATTTTTGTCCTTGTAGCTAAATTGGTGAAGGCGCTCGGCTCATAACCGAGAGATATGTAGGTTCGAGGCCTACCGAGGACACAATTTTTTTGTATTTATTCATTGTTTTTTGAATTTATTAACCCTCAATGAAAATTGGGGGTTTTTTATTTGTTAGAATAAAAATAATGATTATCTTTGTCAAAAATTAGAAGATATGATAGATAATATTGACGTAGTAAAATCCTTATTGAACTTTTCCGAACCGGGAGACTTCTATATGTTGTATGTGTTCAAAAGGAAGAAAGACCAACCTGAGGGTGAGAGAGATAATCACCAATCAGTAAGAACCATTAAGACTTACTGCGTTGATAGTATTGAATATCTTGATAGACGATATGATGAGATTAAACAACTTTGTGAGATGTTTAAAGCTCGAGCATATATCCACGTACAAAAACAAAATCATAAAGATGTGTCTTTGGAAATGTTGTCATCATTGGCTCAAAGAATTAAAAACGGAGCCCAAAATCAAAAAGGATTATTTGATTCTGTTGTTGGCCAAATTAAAACTCAAGAAAAAAGATGGATTGTAGATATTGATACTAAGGACAAAAAATTCCTTAGAGATATTACTATGGATTTGATGTATATTTTACCTTTAGGAGATAAAGTTGAAAAAGTAGTACCAACTAAAAATGGTTATCATTTAATCACCAGTAAATTCAATGTCATGGAATTTAAAGACAAATACCCGGACGTTGACATCCAAAAAAAGAACCCAACCTTATTGTATTACCCTAACATATTAGAAAATGGAAATTAAAGAACCTGATTTCTTCAAACAGAGGAAAACAAAAATTAAAAAAATAGTTAAAGAGTATAAGACGGCAACTCGTCTTGAAATCTTTGAAGGAGTTAGAGATAATTTTATCTTTGGATTCCTTGGGGCGATGCTAGTGGTGTTTATTGCAACGAGAACTGATATTGCGGTACTTATGGGATATCTGATTTATTACTTCTTTATGGGTAAAATTGTGAACCGTCCAAAATATGTGACTGACTTGGGTAAATTGATTGTTTTTCCAATACCATCTGCACTTGGTGCGTTCACTGGTTATAAATTATCTTATATTATATTACAGATAATACAATAAAAAAATTGACATATTGGTATACTTCTTGTATATTTATGGTCTGATAAATTAACATTAATTATTTAAAACAAAAAAACATGAAGAAAATTTTCGTATTATTGACTGTCTTGACATTAGCATTAGTGTCTTGTAAAAATGAAACTAAATCTGAAACAACTACTGAAGTTGTTGATTCAACTGCCGTAGCTACTGATTCAGTTGCTGTTGATTCTGTTGAAGTTGAAACAACAGAAGTTGTTGAAGAAGTAAAATAATAATAACAGTAAGAAAAACAAAAAACCCATCATAATGATGGGTTTTTTTTATTTTAATAACTTTTTAATTCTTTCAATATTTTCGTTAACTTTTTTCTTTTTAAATTTATTTAAAATCCATGGGTCGACATCTTGTTTGTCGGTACCATATCCCCACCTTTTCTCAATCCTTTTACCCGATTTGTCATATTTGTCTTGAAATGGTTTAAATGGTGCTTTAACTAACGCAGCAAGAATTGGGTCGTCATATCTTTGAGTTGAGTCATCTTTGTTTAAATTTGGTTCTTCCTCATTATTATTATTATTACTATTATCTATTGTAGTTTTTTCAATATTTAAATTTTCTCGATGAAATGATGAATCAAATAAAACTACTTCAACATCGGAGTTAGTTCTTCCTAAAAGTTGTCCGGATGATATTGTTTCACCATCTTTTACACTTGGGTCACTGATACCACAAAATTGTAAATATTTTGGGGATTTACCACTTGTTTTAATTGTTATTTGGTTGTTACAAGAAGGTGTATATCTTGAATTATCTACTATTCCTGAAACAGGACTTTTGATTTTAGTATTTGAATCTTTTGGAATTAACACGGTTCCAAAATTATTTTGTACATCTCTTCCAAATGAAATTGACTCATTAACTTTTTTTCCACCAAATAATGCTTGACCAAAATTTTTGACAATATCAAACATAAGAGGGTCTTCTGATTGAGCATCAAAATCTGTAGGTAATGTTAATTCGGTTGACATAGTTTTATCTGAAGGAGTTTCTTCTTTAGAGTATTGTCCCGCATAGTTTTTTTCAATCCATTTTATTAATTCGGTTACTTTTTTAGGGTCTCCACTAATATCAACGGCCATACCAACTACAGGTGTTCCGGGAAAATTTTTGTAATGTAAACTACTGTTAGTGTGAACATTGTCTACTTTTTTATTAGGGTCTTTTTTAGCATATGGGTTTTCAGTTGTTTTTAACCCCATAGAGTCCGCCTTGTCTATAATTGCCATTGCGGTTGTTCTATTAGTAAACCCAATATGTAAATGATTATCATGATTTGGCCAAGTGATACCTTTTTGTCTTATTCCATCATTATACCCATAACCAACAGTTCCACCTTCTTTTGTTGCTGGATTATAAACCAGTTCATCAACACCTTGAATATCTGATTCAGATATTACTAAAGATTTTGTTGATAAGATATTTTCATATAATGATAATATATTTTCAATTTTTTTGTCCATATCTATAAATAGTCTAATATTGAATAAAAAAAAATCCGATTAATTTAATCGGATTTTTTGGTATAAGTAAGTCGTTTAATTGGTTGTTTTCCTTCTTTAATTACTCTTGGTTCTTGTGATGGTGGAGGCGGCACACTTTTTTGACCTAAGATTGATTCTAATAGTAACATTGGGTTTGTTTTTATGACTTTATCGGGGTCAACACCTTCGGATAATTTTAATCTATATTCAGGTGGAACATTTGGGATAACTCTTTTTTCCTTATTAAATAATTCTTCTTCAACAAGTTTATTTAATTTTCTTGTTGGGATATTATTAACTTTTTTCATTGGTTTAACTTCAATTAAACCATATTTAATCCATTTGTACCATACTCTTTCATGAATATAATATTGAATTGGTTTGTAAATTAATTCTGCAACACCAAAAGCCGCTCCAAATTCAACGCTTCCGGTTGCCCACCACATAATTAAAAATCCAACTAATGTACTGATTATTCGGTAACTTATTGTTTTTACCAAATGTCGTTTGGCCGATACTTTAATTTGTGTCATGTAAATTAATATTTTGATTCTTTAGGCATAAAAATCCATAAAAGTAAATATGTTAAAATAATCGGGAATGGAGTAAAAACTAATGCGAAAAATATTATTTTAACAAATACTTCATCAATATCGAAATAATCTCCTAATCCACTGCAAACACCTCCTATATCTGAAGGAGTTTTTCTTTCTAATTTTTTATTATTCATTTTCAAAATTTGTTTTATTTAGTTCTTTTATTGTGATATTTCCATTTTTCCACTCTTTCCAAGTTTCAAAATCTAACAAGTCTTCTAATGTCTTCTCGTGGACCAAAACAAACCCCTCAGGTGCGTTCCCTTCAAGTTTTCTAACTTGACCTTCTTTTTCTAAAATTTTTTTAACGTCTATCATTTACCTACTGAATCTTTTTCTGAAATTGTTATTGGATTTTCATTTACAAAATATTTTACAAGTTTTTTTACCTCCGGAGAATCTGTCCAAACAATACTATGTTCTGATTCCGGGTTGTATTCTCCCTCGACCAAATATACAACAATTGTGTTTGGTTCTAAAGTTAAAAACCCATGGGCTTTATCATTTTGGATTAATACCGCTTCAGAATCTGATAATACAATATAATCTGTTTCACCCGTTTTTAAATCAACCGTAAAGTCAACTATGGACCCTTGAACCACTTTGACATATTTTGTTTGAGATGGGTTGGTTTGATAGTGAAGACCTCTAAATGTGTATTGATTATTATTTACACTAATGGAACATTGGTCCCATTTCATGGATAATTCTGAAGTAGAAATAGGGGTATAAGAACCCCTATTATCTTTAAATGTTTTATGTTCTATTCTTTCCATATTATGTAAGGTATTCCAATAATTTTTCTTTAACACCTGATTGTTTTATTCCTTCAGTTGATTTTGGGGTTAATACAAAGTTTTCTAATCCATAACCACCATTCGATTCCGGGCTCATATTTAAGTCGTCCACTGCAACCCATTTATCAACATTTGGATTTTTTTCCAAGTATTCTTGGATTTCCAATATTCTCTTTTTCTCTAACATTCTCTTCCACATAAACAAGTCATTAGCGTTAGAATCAAAGTCCTCAAGGTTTGGTGTGAAATCGATTGGTTTTTTTGATATTCCTTGAGATAAGTAATATTCTCCGATTTCTTCTAATGTAGCATGTAATTTCCAATCAGAGGAAACCACGATTTCTGCACCGGTTTCTTCTAAAACTTGATTTAATATTTTGATAGATTTTTTATCAAAATCATCAAATCTCACATCAACTGGTGCGGATTTATCGTTAATTGCTTCGGGATTAAGTTTTTTAAACTTTTTCCATTTTTTTGCACGACCACCCCAATTGTTGTATAAACAAATTACTCCATCGTTATCCAAAAATATTACTTTCATATTCTATGCAATGTTTACAATTATTTTTTTCTTTTTCTGATTGGTGGATTATCTTGTTGTTAACACAATACCACTTCTTTTCGTAGGGGATAAATTCTTCAAATAGAGTTCCTTTTTTAATTCTCCAATACCCCGGATTCCATCCATTATCCATTTTTTATTTCTTTTTAAATATCAGAATTAATCCTATTACAAATCCTGCTATTACACAACCTGCCGCGATTGTTCCAACTATAAAATGTATCATAATTTTATTTCTTTATTTAATTGTTCAATAATATATTGAATACCTTTTTCTGTTAATTTATAACCATCCGGAAATTCTCCGTGACCATTACTTGTCATTTGTAAATGGAGGGGATTAACTAAACTTAAACCTTTTAGAACTTTGTGTTGATGGATTACTCTTTTAACACCCTCTCTTTTCTCGTCATTAAAGATATCATACAACCCCAATTCTTCATCACCCTTCATCATATCAATTAGATGTTGCTTTTGTTCTTCTTTTGTTGTAATTATTTTGTATTTCCAAACACATTTAGAATGATTTTGACCTAAATCATTTGGGTCAACTTGTCTTCCCATAGGATTAAAGAGTCCATAAACAACCTCAACTTTAATACAAGTTGGATTCTCCACAAACCATTTAAGGAATTCCTCACCAATCGGATGAACTCCATCGTTAATCAATTCCTGGTCAGTCGTCATAAGGATTTTCTTCCAATCTCTTCTATCAACCAAACCTTGAGCGTCAACCAACTTTGGGGTTGCTTTCATCACCTCAATCCCGTCGGTAATATATTCGTCTTTAACAAATTCACTATCAGAAGTGATGTGTATGTTTTGAGTACCTTTTCTCCATTGTTGTCTATGTAGAATTAAAACCCCATCTTTAATAGATAATCTACTTGAATTTTCTGTTGGTATTAAAAATATGTTTTTCATTTTAACGCGTATTTTATCTTGCAAAGATAAACAAAAATTATAATTAATTATTTTTTTTCTAAAGAATTTTTAACGTTGTTTATTGATTTGATTACGGAATAGTAATTACATTCATAATTTTCGCAAGTTTCAGGTCTAATATCGTAAACGGTACATTGTTTTTCTTCGGTATCGTAAAAAATACAAGGTAATTTCTTATGGTCTAATTTAACTCTAAATGCAGGATATGCAAATTCAGATTGCCATACAGTTTTATCCGGAAATAATTCTTTCCCCTCTTCATACCCGATAAAAATATCGTTATAATTAACACTTTCACCTAATTTTTCAGATAATTTTTCTATAAAAATATGACTATCATTAATTGGTCCCATAATCCAATTGCGGTCCTCGACAGAACAACAACTTCCGTCATACCCTTCAATACCGCTACATTTATTACTACATACGTTGCAATTTGTTCCCATGGTTTAATTATAGTAAAAATTATTACATAAAAAAACCCATCATTATGACGGGTTTTTATTTTGGTGGAAGTGCGGAGACTCGAACTCCGGTGTTACTTGTATTACCTATTAAGGACTACACGTTTATTCAATTTTTCAAAACTGACAAAATTCACAATTCCCTTATTTTTAAAGTGGTTCGGTTTACTGAGAACTAATCCTCCACTTGTACCTTTTCGGGTAGGTACCACACCTTTGTAAAGACTTCTGTTGCAAGGTTATATGTCCATCGACCCCGTGTTGTGTTTCCGATTAGGCTACAGCAACTTCCTCAGTGCGGATAAATCCAACAGCTGAAAGTTTGTCTAAAACGTTTCCGTCTAAAATTTGTCATCCATAGATTTAAGTGATAGGAAACTTCTCACTACGTGCCCCGAATAACTATTACGAATAGTCAATTCCATGTCACTCCCATATTTTAACACCACAAAGGTAAACATAAATATTGAAATTCCAAACAAAAAAAGTATTTATTGTAAAATCATTTTAATGAAAGTAATAAAATTAACGGAATCTGACCTTAATCATATTGTAAAAAGAGTTATTCAAACTGAGCAAGATACTAAGAATGACAAAGAAGGAAATTTAATTGTTTCTCTTAGAAATTTTGCTAGAGGTAAGATTAGTGAAAATGATTTATATGCGGTTGATGGTGATATATATGACATTTATGAAAAAAACCCTTTGGGTCAATCAATTATTACCATTAAATTTGATGATGAAACACAATTTTTAGAGGATATTGGACTTGATGAACAGGATGTTTGGTTTATGCAGGCGGTTACTGGATATCAAGGTTATGAATTCCAAGATTCGTATCAAATAGAACAGGATTTCAAAGATGGTTATATTGTGTACTATGAGTTAAATGATGAGAACAACGAAACATTAAAAAATATTGCTCAGATTATATTACCGGAAAAAGAATATAACATTGAAGATGAGGAATATCGTTCCGAATTATCACGCATGTTACTTGATTTATTTCCAACAGAAATTGGATGGATTTTAGGTGATTATGAATCCGAAAAAGAACAAGAAATGAATTCAGTTGCTAAGGAATCTATAACCCAAGAGTTTAATGAACCATTACAAAAAAATGGAATTACTTTTAATTATAATATGGATGAGGTTAGTATTTCTGTTGCCGACCTATATATGACTGCCCTACAATTAGGTCTTTGGAATTACACATCAAAAGAAATGATTATTGAGATAATTAAAAAAGTTTTGGGTTATTCAATTGGTGGATGGTATGAAAATACTTATGACTTTCAAGATGAAAGTAAATTTGATAAGGTATCGTTTAATAGAGAAGTTGATAGACAACTTAAAAAAATTAGTGAAACATTAGAAGAACAAAGTGATGACGTTTATACAATTAAAGATTATATTGAATTTAGAAATAGACTCACTTCAAAATACAAATTAAAAAATTGGTACAACGTACCCAAGGATAATAATGTTATGTTTTTTATCGACTCAATTAATTTCCCTGATATGTCCGTTAAATTTAGAATTAAAGATAAAAGTTTAGGATTATACAAATCATTTGAATTAGGTGAGGAAGAATTTAACAATTTTTTATATCAATATTCCTTAGATGGTTTGGAAAATAGTTAACAATTTATTATCTTTGTCCTATGACAAACGATATATTATTACTAAAAGAAGTTCTTAGTGTTCCTACCGTAACTTATCAAGAAGACCTAATGGTCGAATTCCTTACAAATTGGTTGACGGAAAACAATATAGAACATTATGTTGATGAACATAATAATGTTTATGCAACCAAACAAGAACTTGAAACAACACCTGAAGATTTTTACTTCCCATGTGTTATTGCTCACACCGATACGGTTCACCGATTAGATACGATTATTGTTCATGAAGAACAATTACCTAACGCTCAAGGTGAAATTAAAGATGCGTTGAAGGCGTATAATTTACACGGGTTACCTACCGGAATTGGTGGTGATGATAAGTGTGGCGTGTTCGCTTGTTTAAAATTACTTAAAGAAACACCAAATTTAAAAGCAGCATTCTTCGTATCTGAAGAAACGGGATGTCATGGTTCTAAAAAGGCTGACCCAAAATTCTTTACTAATGTTGGATATGGAATTCAATTTGATGCACCTGAGAATTGGATGATTACTGAAAAATGTTATAGTCAAGATTTATTTGACCGAGAATCAGAATTCTTCGAAGTTTGTGACCAAGTATTAACTGAAGGGATGCACAATGACTCTATGCAGTACATGATTCATCCTTATACTGATGTTTATGCGTTGAGAAGTAAATTTAGTTTTTCTTGTATTAACTTTTCAATCGGATATTATGATTATCATACACCAAACGAATATGTGGTAATTGAGGATGTTTTTAAAGGAATTGAGATGGGAAGACAAATGATTGAAAAACTTGGAAATAAGTTACACTTTAAAGAAGTAGTTGAGATTCCAAGATATAATCACAGATTCTTCTAAAATATAAAAGAGACCGATTGGTCTCTTTTTTTATGCTCTTTTTATAAAACAAAAAAAAGGGGATTTTCATCCCCTTTCTTATTATCTACCTTTCTTCTGAATTTTGATTTCCTCTCCATCCATTTTAATTTGGTAAGATTTTCCTTCGACCATTTTACCGGTTAACACTTCTTCAGATAACAAATCCTCAATTTTATCTTGAATTGCTCTCTTCAATGGTCTTGCACCATACACTTCATCAAATCCAATCTTTGCTAAGTATTTTACTACTTCGTCATTGTAAGTCACTGTGTATTTCATCTCACCAAGACGAGTCATTAATTTCTTTAACTCAATCTCTGTGATTTTTTCAATATCTTCAGGAGATAATGAATTGAAGACAATAGTGTCGTCAATACGGTTAATGAACTCAGGAGAGAAAAAATTCTTCATCTCTTTCATCAAGATTTCTTTCTTAGCTTCTTCATCTGCGTAAGAGTTATTAGAGAATCCGATACCAGTACCAAAGTCTTGTAATTTCTTAACACCTAAGTTAGATGTAAGGATAATCAAAGTATTCTTGAAGTTAATCTTTCTACCTAAACTATCTGTTACGTGTCCATCATCTAAGATTTGAAGTAATACTGTGAAAACATCTTTGTGAGCTTTCTCAACCTCATCAAATAAGATTACAGAATATGGTTTGTTTTTAACTTTCTCAGTTAATAAACCACCTTCTTCATAACCAACATATCCCGGAGGTGCTCCAACCAATTTAGAGATGGTGTGTTTCTCTTGGTATTCTGACATATCTACACGGATAAGTGAATCCTCAGTACCAAACATCTCTTTAGCCAATTGTTTTGCCAAGTGAGTTTTACCAACACCGGTTGAACCCAAAAAGATGAATGAACCAATTGGACGATTTGGGTCCTTGATACCTAAACGATTTCTTTTGATTGATTTAGCAATCTTTACAACCGCAGAGTCTTGACCAATTACCTTACCCATGATTGATTTATCTAAATTCATTAATGCTTTAGAATCGTCAGCATCCATTTTATTCACAGGAATCTTAGTCATACTTGATACAACTTCATAAACGGTATTAAGAGCGATTGTTTGTTTCTCTAAATCCATTTGTTTTGCAAACTTCTCTTTCTCAGCCTCAAGTTTAACCAATAACTTTTTCTCCTTATCTCTAAGTTGAGCAGCTTGTTCGTAGTTTTGTTTCTTTACCACTTCCATTTTCTCAATCTTAATCTCAGAGGCTTTCTTTTTTAATTCCTCAATTACTTCAGGAACTTTAATTTCAGTTTGCATACGAGCCCCAACCTCATCTAAAATGTCAAATGCTTTATCCGGGAACTCACGGTCTGTAATATAACGGTCTGCCAACTTAACACAAGTTTCAACAACTTCGTCACTATACAATACCTTGTGGTATGATTCGTATTTATCACGAACATTTTTAAGGATTTGGATTGTTTCTTCTACGGTTGATGGTTCTACCACTACTTTTTGAAATCTACGTTCCAATGCTCCATCTTTTTCAATGTTTTTACGGAACTCATCAAGAGTTGTTGCCCCAATACATTGAACCTCTCCACGAGCAAGTGCTGGTTTGAAGATGTTTGAACCATCCATTGAACCTGATGAATTACCTGAACCAACTAATGTGTGAATCTCATCGATAAACACAATAATGTTTGGATTAGCACTTAGTTCTTCGATAATGACTTTCATTCTTTCCTCGAATTGTCCACGATACTTTGTACCTGCAACAACTGAAGTTAAGTCAAGGTTTACGATTCTTTTGTCCACTAAGTTTCTTGGACATTCTCCACTTACAATTTTCATAGCAAGACCTTCAACAAGTGCGGTTTTACCACACCCGGGTTCACCTATGATAATAGGGTTATTCTTTTTTCTACGAGAAAGGATTTGTGCGATTCTCAAAATCTCAGCATCTCTACCAATTACAGGGTCTAATTTACCCGCCTCAGCTAGTTTATTTAAGTCTCTACTGAAGTTGTCCAATACAGGAGTGTTTGTGTCCATAGCTTGTTTTTGTGCTTTGTTACCTGATTTTTCGTTGTCGTCCATTAAGTCGTTCATAGTTTTCTAATTTTATTTTACAAAGGTCCATCAAATTTTATTCTTATCCTAATTTTTCGACAAATTGTCAGTAAATTTTTTTTTAACCTGACATATTGACATATTTATTCGAATGGTATATTATTTGAATACGACAAAGGTATAAAAATAAATCTGAATAAAAAAATAAAATTATGTTTGGAAACGAAAAAAACTTTAATGACATTTTAAGAGCGTTTGATGATATGTTCGCTCAGTTCGATTCTCGTTTAGGAGAATGGAAATCACAAACTAAAGTATCTGAAGATGGTACTATGAAAGTTACTACTTATTATAGAAGTAATGAACCAAAGACACCTAAAGGTGCAAATGGTTTAAAACGACAACTTGAGTTGGCAATCGAAAATGAAGACTTTGAAAAAGCGGTTGAAATTAGAGACCAAATTAAAAAATTGGAGTCTAATCAAGACATGATTAATAAACTTGAAGAAGAATTGAAACAATCAATTAAGGAACACAACTTTGAAAGGTCGATTGAAATTCGTGACGAGTTGAAAGAATTAAGAAAGTAAAAAGAAACCCCGCCCAATAGGTGGGGTTTTTTATTTTAATAATTTTTGGGTGGTATGGTATATTTATAATAAAATAAAATTAATATGGGAAAAATAATAAGATTAACCGAATCTGATTTAACAAGATTGGTTAGAAGAGTGATTAAAGAACAAGCCAATAACAACTTAAAAAATCTTTTACTTAAATCGGTTGGGAATTATAAAAGTGTTTGTAGTATTTGTTCAAAACAAACTAATTTAGATACAAACAATCCAAGAGCACGAAAAGCAGCTAGTGAATTTCAACAAGCTATTTATGGAGGGGAAAATCCACTCAGTAATTTTGGTGGTGGGGAGAATAAAAAAAGTTCAGGAAGTAAAGCTGGTATGGCACTTGAAAAAAATCTTACAAGTGCTGAAGACATCTGTACTATGATAAAATACTACGGTGATTACTATGGAGGTGATGAAGATTTTTGTGAGGCTTTGTCAGGGGAATTAAAGTACAAAGTAGATTCAACAACAAATTTAGAATTAATGTTTATGAACCCAATAAAAAATATTTTATCAAGAACAAGGTAAGACATAATAATATAATCTCTACCCCATCTTAATAGGTGGGGTTTTATTTTTCGTATCCAAAAATATCGAAATCTTCTAAAAATAAATTTTGAATGATTAATTTATTTTGAGGGGTTTTGTGGGTTTCATAATCAACTTTTTTAGGGTTAGTATTAATTTGATGTAAGGGGGATAAGGGCAAGTTGATTAAATCACGTAACGGTTTGATGTCTTTATTTAAATCCTCTAACTTAAAATGATAAAAATCACAATCTACATTTTTCCAACTACTTTGAGTGTGGTAAAATCGAATTCCACCCCAAGAGTTTTTATTGTCAATAACATACTTGATGTGATGAGATGAATCACCATAAAAATCATCAATAAAATTTTTAGAATTTTTTGTTGAGTTTAAATGACGTAAAATTTTGTCAAATGAGTATCCACTAATTGAAGTACTCGATTCAAAGTCAGTGTTATTAAAAAACCTAATTTGATGGTAATATCCGGATATCATTCTATCATAAGGATTTCTAGTTACTTGTATAACTTTATATCCGTCAAGAGACTCAATATCATAGGCAACCATAATTTCATCTAATTTTAAATGAAGTTTTGGTGTGAGATATGTGTTATTTTGAGAATCTTCAATAAACCCATTTTCATTTAAGCAATAACGTAAGGAATTGGATGCGGTTTTTGGAGGGTATAAAAATATTATTTTTTGTGTTTTAGATACCATATGATTCAAATAAAGATTCTTCAATCCAATCAACAATTAGATGTATTCTATCGGTTTCTCCAAAATTATCAACGGAGTGTTTTTGTTTGTCGTTGTTAATTTCCCATAGTTCACCTAATCTTAGATTTCTTTTATCATCACCTACAGTAAAAAAACAATCTTCATTTGTTTGAATTGGTATGTGAATTCTTCGACAAACAACTAAACTAAATCCAACAATATCAACGTGAGGTCTGATAGATTCTCCTGCGGTTAACTTAACTAATATTGCTCTCATTATTCTACCATTTTCTCCGGTATTGAGTTTAATGATATCTTCAATTTTGGTTATCTCTTCTTTAAATAAAGGATAATGAGTAGTTGGGATAATTTTTAAATGGTTAAAATTAAATGACTTATCAAAAATTATTGGAATTGTTTTTGTGTGAATATGTTCACTTCCATACCTTTTTTGTCTATCGGTAAATTCATCCCAATCCAAATTATTGTCGTTGATTATTTTTAAAATATTCTCGACATTGTAATCTCCGTGTTTAATAAATGTTTCAGTTGCGTCCATAGTTATATTTATAAGTATGAAACCATTTGAAAAATTTTTAAGTAGAAGTGTTGGGTTACAACGCATAATTGAAATATATCTTAAGATAAGACAATATTTCCAATCAGAAGGGTGGAGTGAAAAGGATTTAGAAAATCCACCATATTACTCGGCACAATTAATGACGTTTCACCAAGATTTTAATGATGAAAAAAGGTCTTTATTTCGACAAACAAAAGACTTAGGTTTTGATTTTGAAGTCGAAGAATTTGATGACTATCTAAAACAAATATTACAAAACATAAACGAACTAACACCACTAAGCGATGGGGATTACGAGAGAGGAAATCAAGGGGACGAAGATTATTAATGAAATAAAATCGTCAAACATTAAACGAACAGAATACGACACTGAAACAAAAAAACTTGTTGTTGAATTTAATAATGGATTCAAGTATGAGTATGATGAGGTACCTCATCAAACCTACACAAAATTTAGAATGGCCGAGTCCCAAGGAAAATTTTTTGTAAATGATATTTCAAAAGCCTACAAGTATAAGAAATTGTAGTATTTATAATAATGAGTAAATTACAACAAATAATAGATAGTTTTTCAATTCAACCAACTTTAAATCCTAAAGTATGGGAAAATCCTGATGACCCTAAAAAAGCGGTAATGGTTCCTAAAGTTAGAAAAGCGCTTGAGCGTATTGCCGATGAGTTTGTGGAATATTTGGGTGAAGATGTATTTGTTGAGGACGTTATATTAACCGGTTCTTTGTCTAACTTTAATTGGTCTGAATATTCCGATTTCGATTTACATATTGTAGTTGATATGGATGAATATGGTGATGACGATGAATTATATAAAGAATTGTTTAATTTAAAAAAACAAGTTTTTAACGACAAACATAATATTAAAATATTTGGTTATGATGTTGAGTTATACGCTCAAGATTCTGAAGAACCTCACGTTAGTTCTGGGGTTTACTCTATTATGAACAATTCTTGGGTAAATGCCCCAAAAAAATCAAAATTAGACATTAATAAAAAAGTTCTTGAAGATAAGATTCAAAATTGGACTGAGAAAATTGATAAAACAATTGAAGATGGTGATGTAAAATCACTCGAATTAATTAAAGATAAGTTGAAAAAATATCGTCAATCCGGTTTGGAAGGTGATGGTGAATTGTCTTATGAAAATTTAGTTTTTAAATATCTTAGAAGGTCAGGACACATTGAAAAATTATTTGATGCGATTAATAAAGGTACTGATAAAGAACTATCAGTTGAAAGAAAAATAGAAGATTAGTCGTTAAATTAATAATAATTGGTAATAATCGTATATTTATAAATAAAAAATTAAATGGCATTCGTTACATATCTTATAGCACCTTGCGCGGGTGGTTCATCACTAACCGTAGAATTTAACAGTTCATCACTTCCGGCAGTGGGAGGAAATTATTATTTAACATTCACAGGTGTAACAACTCAAGGATGTTATGAAGTGGTTGATACTGCGGAGCCAGGAACAGGTTCTGATTATGTTGCAACAATGTCAACAAATTATGGTGAATGTGGTCCTTGTTTATCTGCAAATCCAACTCCGACACCAACACCGACTCAAACAAGTACACCAACAAATACCCCAACTCCATCGGTAACAGCGACTAATACCTCAACACCAACCCCAACCCAAACGCCAACAAATACTCAAACAGGTACGCCAACAAATACTCCAACTAATACTCGTACTCAAACACCAACACCATCAATAACTGCGAGTAATACACCAAGTCAAACACCAACAAATACACCAACTAACACTAGTACACCAACGAATACACCGACCAATACTCGAACTCAAACACCTACACCTACAAACACACCAACTAATACAGGTACGCCAACTAATACTCCAACTAATACTCCAACACAAACGGGTACACCAACGCAAACACCGACTAATACACCAACACCAACAAATACTCCAACACCATCAAATACTCCGTGGCCGTTATCAGGAATTAGTGTTGATAATCAATATGCTTATACCATCGAAATATTAGGTGGATTTAGTGGAGGTACTGCACCTGAAGGTGCTATCGCACCTCACCCTATCTTTACCGACGCAAATGGGGTACCATACGCACAATTAAACGGAATAACCTTAGGTGGGTTTAACGGACTAAATAATTAAAAAAACAAATATTAATATACAATGGGAGATTTAAAACCAATTGGTAGTGAAAAACTAACAGGGGACCAAAAACTTAAAAGAATTATGGAGATTGCTCGTTTTAACGAGGTAATCCCTAATCGTATAAATGAAACTGCAAAATCACAATATTCTATTGGTCTTGCGGATGGTAATAAATATGAAATTGTTAAAGAGAGACAAGGTTATATCATTAAGAAAACAATCTCAGAATCTGAAACAGATTATATTGAGCCAATGAAAAATAGAAAATACTATTCTTCATATTCACAAGCATTCAAAAGATTAAACTTAGTTGCAGGTGAGTTAAATAGAATTAACGAAAATGAAGAAGGTGTATCATTGTATGGTGAACAAAAAAAATTCACTTTAAAAACTCCAAAACCAAAAATGGATATGCCGGTACCTGCTGAAGTTCCTTCAGCTCCACCAGCGGTTCCATCTCCGGAATTACCATCATCACCAATGAGTGATATGGGTGGTGAAGATATGACAGATGATGACTTAGGATTAGAAGATACTGAAGTTGATGTTGATGCGGAAGTTGATGTTGATACAGATACTGAAGTTGATACTGAAGAAAATGTTACATTTAAATCAATTCAAAAATTAACAGGTAAATTAACTCAAAAAATTAGAACATTAGATTCTCAAGAAGGTATGACTTCTGAAGATATTAAATATGTTATTAATATGGTATTATCTTCATTTGACTTGGCTGAATTAACAGAAGAGGATAGAGAAGATATTTTAACTAAATTTGAAGATGAAACTGAAGATTTAGGTGGTGACGATATGGATGGTGAAGACTTAACTGACGATAGTGAAGTTGAAGATATCCAAGCTGATATGGATGTAGCAGTTGAAGGTGATATGGAAGAAGGTTATGAGTATGACGATGTTGATGATGTTAATCCTGACGATTTTTATAATGATGAAGATTCTTACAATTTTTCAAAATTTAAAAAAAGAGATTCTGATTTCGGAAATGGGGCAATCTTCGATAGTATTTTTGGGGAATCAAAAGTAGATAAAGTATTATCAAAATATTTTGAAGTTACTAAACAAGAAATTGTTGAAAACAAACAAAAAATTGCTGAGAAAAAAACAAGAACAATTTCGGAAGTTAGAAGACAAATGAAATCTGTTGTTAAATTAACTGAAACTATTGAACAAGAATTAGCATCTCAGAAATTTTTAGAAGAAAATACAAGTGCTAAAATTATTGGAAAAACAAATAAAAATAATTTAGTTTTTGAAAATAAAGGAAAAGAAATTAAAATCACACCTGAAGGATTATTGTCATGAGTTATTTGATTTACGTAAATGGTTTAGGTCCTAATTATAAGGGAGACAATCTTTACGAATTCATATTCTCAGACACTTTAGACGTGTGGGGTGAATCGTGGGATAATCGTCCATCTAATGGATACCCTCAACCACCTGATTTAAAATATATTAAAAAAGTAGGAGTTTTGAGAGATACTGATGTAAAATTGGAATTGATACAAAACTCCGATTTTTTTTCAGTAATGGATGCAATGGATGATGTAATTGCATTAGCATGGGAAACTGATGACGATAACATTAAGAAAAGAATGGTGTTTAGATTTGGGGTTCCGGAACAAGAAATAAAAGACAAACTCTACGAAAGAGATTTGGTATTAGAATTTGAAAAGAAAGTTATTTATGAAAATTAATATTAAAGCATTAGAACTTATCGAAAAGGGGTTATCCTCAAAAACTGTTGGGAAATTAACAGAATCGCAAATTAATGTATTACATAGTAAACTTGTTAATGAACAAGTAACCGAAGTTCCTGCTAAAAAAACTTATAAAGTAGGTCCATCAGGTGGTAAGGTTGGTAATTTAAATATTACACAAGACCCAAACACTAAAGAAGTTATGGTTACAGCAACAGAATCTGAAATGTCTGAAGATGATGATTTTGATTTAGATGCTGACCAAGCATATACAGGGCAACAAGGTTCTCATGACGAATATCAAGCGTCTGATGATGGGATGGACGATGACACTTCACCTGAAAATCACGATAGTAAAATGATTGGTATGTCCGAAGAGAAAAAGAAGTCTAAAAAAGATGAAGATAATCCATGGGCCATTTGTACATCACAATTAGGTAAAGAATTTGGTACTAGAGAAAGACATTTATGGAGTGCTAAAGAAAATAATAAATATGAGAGATGCGTTAAGGATGTAAAAAAATCTTTGAAAGAACAAAAAAATCCCGTATCTTTGTTCCTTGAGAATGAAATTATTAAAATTGTGGAAAGAAATTTACCACCAAAAATAACTAAAAAGGAACTTATGAATTATTTAAACGAGGCAGACCCTGCAGTTGCACCAACAAGAACAAAACCGACTACTAAGCCGGGAACAAGACCAAGTCATCCGGGTAAAAATCCAAATCCTGGAGTTAATCCTGCACCAAAGGCAAAAAAACCTTCTCCGGAACAAACTAAAGATAAGGTTATAGACGTAATCATGCAAATTTTAAATAAATAATAATGGCGAAGAAAATTAAAGAACAATTAGATTACGGGGATAGACCTGAAAGAATGGACCCAAATTTGGAAAGAAAACTTGCTAGTCCTGAAAATTTATATGCTCAGAATCCTGCCATGAGAAAAAAAGAGGCGGATGTTCAAAGATTAATTAGTAATCGTTTTCAAAAAGTTGCTGAGAAATTAAGTCAAGTGACCGGAAGAGAAGATTTAAGTTCTCAACAAGTTCAAGGAATGATATTCCAAGAAATGATGAGAAAATTACCTAATATCATGAGAATTGAGTCTGCTCACAAAGATGAATTAGAACAATTGGCGATAGATGCTTCATTAGAAGAAACTGAAATTCCAAGTGATTGGTATGAAATTGAAGCGATTTTAGGACCGGGAATTGACACATCAGACTTCAGAATGAAACCTGAAGACAAAGAAGATGATAAGGAAGAAGAAGAGGACGAATTCGAAATACCATCATTTGATATTGATGATTTAACCGACGATGAAATTTTCGAATTAGAAAAACATAAAAGAAACATTATTAACGCATTAATTCAAGGTGCTGCTAAGAAAGGACATTATATTTTTCAAAAACCGGATATTAAAGCAAGACTTGACGAAATTGACCCATCTCTTTATAATGATTATTTAGGGATAATGGCAATCAATGATTTCTTATATTTTAGTATGGAACAAATGATTGAAATGATGAGTCAATCAGGACAAGGAGTTGCGGGAAAAGTTAAATTGAAAGATAATGATGATGAGGGTGGAGATGATGAAGGTGGAGAAGAAAAACCTGATACCGTTATCGAAGCACAAGGATTAATCTTCCCTATTTTATGCCACGAAATAATTAAAGGGTTAGAAGAGGCTAAAGGTAGACATGGTTTACCTAAAAACCCTGAATTGGCTCAAAAAGTTATGGGTCAAACAGATACTTTGGAAAATGAACCAATGCAATTAAGAATTGGACCTGAAATTGTTGAAAGAATTAGGTTTTCATTACCTGACGAAATATACGAACCTGAAAATAAAGGTTTAATAAACTGGTTTCATACTGTTTTATACCAAATTGAAGCCCAAGAGTTTTTAGAAATAATTGGAAATGCAATCTCTGAAGATTCTTCAAAAGTGTCTAAAGCCAAATCAAGATTTAATGAAATCATGAAAGAGGCGATGAAACTAAAAGAAGAATTTGAAGATTACAAAGAAGATGAAGGATTTGATTCAGATGATGAAGACGAAGACGATGGATTAGATGATTTCTTGGGTAGTTTAGGTATATCGAGACCTAAATAACCAATACAATCTTTTGAATAATAAAGAACAATTAATTATTGAGATAACGAAGTGCATGAGGAATACTCCCTACGCACTTCGTACTTATTTACAGACATACGATAATACGGTATCAAAATATGTTCCGTTAGATTTATTTCCGGACCAAATATCTTTGATTGAGGATTACGATAACTACAATGAAAATATCGCCCTTAAGTATAGACAGGCGGGTGTATCTACTGTAACCGCTGCGTGGGCATCTAAGAAACTTGTATTTGCCAAAAAAACCAAACCTGAAAAAATTCTAATCATTGCCAATAAATTGGATACATCCATGGAGATGGCAAACAAGGTTAGAGGTTTTACAGAACAATGGCCGAGTTGGGTTGGAGTTGGATTCTCAAATGAAAAAAATTCACAACGACATTTTAAATTAACAAATGGGTGTGAAGTTAAAGCCGTTGCGACATCTCGAGATGCATTAAGGGGGTATACCCCAACCATTCTTATCTTTGATGAGGCTGCGTTTATTGAAGCTGACGGAGACTTCTGGTCAGCGTGTATGGCATCCCTATCTACAGGGGGTAAAGTAATTGTGGTTTCAACACCAAATGGTTATGACCCAATCTATTATGAGATTTATGACCAAGCACTTAGAAATATGAATGATTTCAAAATTTCTGAAATGTTTTGGTATCGTGACCCTCGATATACAAAAGATTTGTATATGGTGAAAACTCATGATTTAGTCCACTTTTTATTAAATAGGGAAGAATATAACCTTGATGATGTTATCATTGACCTATCAATGTCAAATCCATTTGAAAGAGACCATAGTATAGTTACAAAGTACATTGAAGATGGATACAAACCATGTTCCGCTTGGTTTGAAGGTATGGTTAAGAAATTAAAATACGATAGACGTAAGGTTGCTCAGGAGTTAGAATGTAACTTCTTAGGTTCCGGAGATAACGTATTTGATTCTGATTTAATGCAAGATATTGCCAAAAATCAAGTAAGAGAACCACAAGCGAAAATGATGGGTGGTGGTCTTTGGATTTTTAAAGAACCGGTTAACGGACATAAGTATGTTATGGGTTGTGACGTATCTCGTGGGGATTCTGAGGATTTTTCAAGTGTTGAGATTATTGATTTTGACACTAGAGAACAGGTATTAGAATATGTTGGAAAAGTCCCTCCGGACATTTTAGCGGAAATTGCGTATAAATGGGGTACTATGTATAATGCATATTGTGTTGTTGATATCACAGGAGGTATGGGGGTTTCAACTGCAAGAAAACTCCAAGAAATGAACTATCAAGGAGGTTTATATGTTGATGGAGTCGATACAACCAATAAATGGAAGTATGACCCAAAAATAAATGAAAAAATCCCCGGAATTAACTTTAACTCTAAAAGGGTACAAATTATTGCATCATTTGAAGAGGCGATGAGACATAAGTTTAGAATTTATTCAAGTCGTCTTTATAACGAAATGAATACATTTGTTTACATTAACGGTAGACCTGACCATCAAAAAATGCATCACGATGATTGTATTATGAGTATTGCTATGGCAATATATGTTGCCGAGAAATCATTTCAATCATTAGAAAAGGTTACTAATCATACTCGAGCAATGTTAAACTCTTGGTCAACAGCGGTTAATGAAAATAAAAACGCTTCCGAATTTTTTAATCCAATGGTACCTCAGATGGGTCGACAATCCCCAATGAATCAAGGACCAAGTAAAGAAGATTACCAAAAGTACGGGTGGTTATTTGGTGGGTAATACTATTTATATTACTGAGGAAACAAGTAAATTTAAATCATGAGTGAACAAAATTTAACAGTATGGCAAAGATTGTCCCAAACATTTGGGCCAAACTCTTTATTAAACCAAGATTATCCAACATTTAAGTTTGATAAAAAGGAGTTATTACGTACTAATAGTAAGGAAGAATACGAAAAAGAAAGGTTACAAGCACAACAAACCTTTTATTTAACAAATCAATGGGCGAAAGTTGAGAATAATTTATATTCACAAGCAATCTATTACGAACCATCAAGATTATCGGCACAATACGATTACGAGTCAATGGAGTATACCCCTGAGATTTCAGCTGCGTTAGATATCTACGCAGAAGAATCAACAACAACAAATGAAGATGGTTTTATTTTACAAATTTATTCTGAATCAAAAAGAATAAAAGGGGTATTAGCGGATTTATTTAATAACTCACTCGATATTAACACTAACTTACCAATGTGGACAAGAAACACTTGTAAGTATGGTGATAACTTTATTTATTTGAAATTAGACCCTGAGAAAGGTATTGTTGGAGTACAACAATTACCGACAATTGAAATTGAACGTCATGAAGTGGGTGTTAGTGCAAAAATCTCTACGGATATTACAAAAGAATTAGATAAGGACAAAAAGGCACTTCATTTCACTTGGAAAACCAAAAATATGGAATTCCAATCATGGGAAATTGCCCATTTTAGATTATTAGGTGATGATAGAAAACTTCCTTATGGTACTTCTATGTTGGAAAAGGCAAGAAGAATTTGGAAACAATTATTATTATCTGAGGACGCGATGTTGATTTATCGTACATCAAGAGCCCCTGAAAGAAGAATGTTCAAAGTATTCGTAGGTAACATGAATGATGATGATGTTGAAGCTTACGTACAACGTGTTGCAAACAAATTCAAAAGAGAACAAATAGTAGATAATAAAACGGGTAACGTTGATATGAGATTTAACCAAATGGCGGTTGACCAAGATTACTTTATTCCTGTTAGAGACCCATCAGCACCGGACCCTATTACAACATTACCTGGAGCGACTAACCTTTCTGAGATTGCGGATATTGAATACATCCAAAAGAAATTATTAACAGCTCTTCGTGTTCCTAAGGCGTTCTTAGGGTTTGAAGAAGTTGTCGGTGATGGTAAAAATTTATCATTACAAGATATTCGTTTTGCTAGAACTATTAATAGAATCCAAAAAAGTATGATTGCGGAATTAAATAAAATTGCGATTGTACATTTATTTTTATTAGGATTTGAAGATGAATTAGAAAATTTTACATTAGGTTTAACTAACCCATCTACTCAAGCTGACCTTTTAAAAATTGACGTTTGGAAAGAAAAAGTATTATTGTATAAAGATTTAGTTTCCGACCCAGGAAATGGTATACAAGCCACTTCATCAACATGGGCCAAAAAACATATTTTTGGTTGGTCTGATGAAGAAGTTCGTTTGGATTTACAACAACAAAGAGTTGAAAGAGCAGTTGGTGAAGAACTTAAAGCAACTCCTACAGTTATCACTAAAACAGGTTTATTTGATAATATTGATAAACTTTATGGTAATTCATCGGGGGGTACCGCAACAGCAGCATCAACAGAAACATCAGAACCCGCTCCGTCATTCGGAGGTGGAGGTGAATTTGAAACCGCTGATTTAGGTGGTGGAGAAGAGTTACCACCAGCAGGTGAAGAGACAGTGGCACCGGCAGCAGGTGAGGCTGAAATCACCCCTGAATCTAGAATGAGTAACTTAAATATGTTAGTTGAAAATAACTTAATTGAAGGTGCTCAAATGATTAATTTGGGTCATGGACAAGATTCTTTAGGAGAAATTTCAAAAGAATTGGATAAGTTACTAAAATCCTAATATTTATTTAATAAAATTAAGTGTAATGACCTTCGGAAACCTAAAATCCATAATCGAAAAAAATCTACTTGAGTCATATAGTGACGAGAAAGATTTCAAAAAATCTTTAAGAGAGTTCAAACATAATGTTCTGAACAATAAATCTATGTCAAAAGCTTACGCTTTATATGACCAATTAAGTACGCCTCAAGGTTTGTCGGAACAAGACGCAAAGGAATTTTTAGAAGAAGGGATTAATTTACTACATAAAATTTTACCAACAATTAAGTTGCCAAAAAGTTTATCTAAACTTAATGAAAACAAATATATTGATTTGGATGTTTTAACTCATTCAAATAAATTAGATTTACTTGAAAGAGTAAATGCTAAGAAAAATATTATTAAAGTTTTGACGACTAAAAAAGAAACTGTAAAAGAATCTATTAATATTCCAATTAAATCAATGGTAAGTATTGCTAATCAAACATTAAGAGGGTATATTGAAAATTTAGACGAAACATCTAAAAAAGAATTTTTCCAATTAATATCTGAAGATTCTAAAACACTTGAAACTAAATTTGAAAATTTGAAAGAAACAACAATAACTAAACTTAATGTTATGTTGGAAAATGAAACTGAATTTGAAATCAAAACAAAATTATCAGAAACAATTGATAAATTAAAAAATGAAAAATTTGACCAAATAAGTTTCTTAAGATTAAAAACTTTAGAAGAATCAATTTAATATAAAAATTTAACAAATTAAAACGTGTTATTGTTCTATAATGAGTAATAACACGTTTTTTTTTTTGACATTATAATAATTTTAACATATATTTTACTAAACAAATAAACTGAAAATAATGGAAATTATTAATGAAAAAAGGAAAAAGTATAAAATTAAATTTATACAATTCAATTAAAACAGTCTACGGGACTGTCGACTCAAAAAATTTAAAATCAATCTACATTAACATCCAATCTTGGGTGACCCCTAAGGACGACTACGATAATTGGAATCGAATTGTTTCAACTTTAAGTAGGGAAATAAAACATTCGGTATTCGAATCAAACAACACCTCAATTTTTCAAGAAAAAAGTATTATCGATTTAGACTTAAGAACTAGTGGAATATCTTATGGTAAGAAATCGTTTTTAAATTTAGAAATTAATTTATATACAATAAATGAGATTGATTTTAAATCAAACGAAATAAAAGATTCCGTTAAAAAAATAATTCAAACAATTATAAAAAATAACGTGGTAAAAAATAAATATTTAGAATTTTCTAACACAAAAAAAGAGGTTATCTTGTAAAGTATCATAATTGATATATTTATCTTAAAAAGAATTAATGAAACAATTAAGAATATTAGAAGCAACCGAAACCGGACATGGTATATTAGTTGAGGCAGATGCAGGTTGGGTATCACCTAAAGACAAGCATAATGAAAAAGTTTTGAAAGAGGCTAAAGAGATGGATTATAGAAACCCATTTGAATTTTACGCGGTACTTCAAAAGTACGATACTCCAAATAGAAATGGTAGAACATATCCTGAAAGAATATTAAAAAGAGAGGCCGATAATTATAAAAACGCAATTGAGAAAGGTTTATCAACTTCTGAGCTAAACCACCCTGAGTCTTCTTTAATTGATTTAGACCGTGTATCTCATATCATTACAGATATTTGGTGGGATAGAAATATTTTAATGGGTAAACTTAAACTATTAACTTCTCCGGGATTCCATGAGAGAGGTATTGTATCAACTAAAGGGGACCAAGCGGCAAATTTAATGAGACAAGGAGTTACTTTAGGTATTTCTTCTCGTGGGGTTGGTTCACTTAAAAAAGTTGGCGAAAAAAACGAAGTTCAAGATGATTTTGAATTAATTTGTTTTGACTTAGTATCATCACCATCAACACCGGGAGCTTATCTATTTACAAACGCGGACGATAGAGACAAATATGAGGAAAACTTAGAAGAAGAAAAAAAATACAAACAAAAAGACGAATATGTTGAAAAGTCAGTTGACTTAATGAAAAAATTAAACGATTTTTTGGGAAAATAAAAAACACATGGAAGAAAAGTATTTCGTAGCAAAAATTCAGTATGACTTACCTGATGAGAATACAGGTAAAATTAGAAAAATTAGAGAAGAGAAACTTGTGGAAGGTTATTCAGTAACAGATGTTGAAGCCAAAGTCACAAAAAAGTATGAGGGATTTACTCACGAGTGGAGAATCACTTCTGTCTCTGAAAGTAAAATTGATGAAGTAATTCAATAAAAATTTCTAAAATTATTAAATTATAAGTGGTCAAACGACCACTTTTTTTTTGTCATAAACCAAAGTTTATTTTGTCTAATAGTAAGATAAAATAAACTTTTTTTGTTTTTGGTAATATTTATTATGAAAATAACAATAATTTTTCATGCAAGAAAATAAAAACGTAGTACAAGAGGCACTTATTCAAATGAAACAAGTTGAAGAAGCTATTGCCGAAAATGCAAAAGGAATACTTGCTTCAACTATGAAGGAAGAAATCAATCAGCTAGTAAAAGAATCTCTTTCTGAACAAGATTTAGAAGATGATGAGGTTGAATTAGATGTTGACATGGACGATGAAATGGACTCTGATGAAGAGGAAATGGATTTTGATATGGATACTGATAATGAAGACGAAGATGAAATGGACATTGAAATGGATTTTGATATGGACATGGATTCAGACGAAAGTCCTATCGACTTAACAGGTGCATCAGATGAAGAAATTCTGAAAGTATTCAAAGCTATGGGTGAAGAAGATGGAATCATTGTAAAAAAAGACGGTGATGATATCCACTTAACTGATAACGATACTGATGAAGAGTATTTAGTTAAACTTGGTGAATCTGAAGAGGAGGAATTTGGTGAAGGTATGGATTTTGAAATGGATGAAGAAATGGATGACATTAATTTTGAAATGGATGAAGAAATGGATGACATTAATTTTGAAATGGATGAAGAAATGGATGACCAAACAACTGATGACGTTATTGACGCAATTTTTGCTGACGGTGATGTTGACGATATCGAAGATTCTAATGAAGTTGTGTTTGAAATTGAATTTGAAGACGAAGATGGTGACCTTGAAGAAGGTGATTATTTAGACGAAGAAGAAGACGATGATGATATAAACATGATGGACGAAGAGGACTTAGAGGATTTAGAAGAGTCTTACAACCCAAGAAGAGCTGTGAGAGAAACAAAATTAACAACTATATCTAAAGGTGTTAGAAATGGTAAAGGACCTGGTAAAACTGAATATAAAAAAGTTGCCGGAGGTTTCAATGAAAAAAGAAAAGAAGGGCCTAAATCAGTAGGAACAGGTAAACCAAAATTCGAATACAAGAAAGGTGAAAATATGGAAGGAACTTCCAAAGTTGTAAAGGCAGAAACAAAAGAAGGTGATTACGGAATGAATAAGGGTGAGAAATCTAGAACCATGAAAGGTAAAGAAGATTACACTACTAAAAAAGGTGACACTTTAAAAAGAAAAGCTTTCGAAAAGGAAGAAACTAAAGAAGCTGCTAGAACTTATGGAATGGGTTCCAAAGAAGGTAGAGGTCTTAGAAAATCTATTACTAACAACAGAAACTATAATTATGGTAATAATGGTGTTAAAGTAGAGTCAATCAATTCTGAGGTTAATATGTTAAGAGAGAAAAATGAAGAATACAGAAAAGCGTTAAATGTTTTCAGAGAAAAACTTAACGAAGTTGCAATTTTCAATTCAAACTTAGCTTACGCTACAAGATTGTTCACAGAACATTCGACTACTAAAAAAGAGAAAATTAATATCTTAAGAAGATTTGACGATGTTGAAACTTTAAAAGAATCAAAAAATCTTTATCAGTCAATCAAAGGTGAATTATCTAAACCGGAAATTAAAAAATCATTAAGCGAATCAGTAGAGAACAAAATTCAAAAAACTGTATCTACAGGTTCATCGACTACTTTAATTGAATCAAAAACTTATGAGAATCCTCAATTCATGAGAATGAAAGATTTGATGAGTAAATTAGGGTAATCAAAATAAATAAATTAAAAAACAAACAAATATTTTAAAATGGGAGCATTATTAGAATCAGGTCTTGTTGGTAACATTGGATTAAAACATTTAAAAGTTATCAAAGAAGACACAATCAACAAATGGGATAAATTAGGTTTCTTAGAGGGACTTAAAGGTCACATGAGAGAAAACGTTGCACAATTATATGAAAACCAAGCATCGTATTTAATTAACGAAGCATCAACTACATCTGATACAGGTGCATTTGAAACAGTGGTTTTCCCTATTGTTAGAAGAGTTTTCTCTAAATTATTATCTAACGATATCGTTTCTGTACAAGCTATGAACTTACCAATTGGTAAATTATTCTACTTCGTACCTAACATTCAGTCTTACGAGAATGAACTTGAATCAAGTTATCCTGGTACAGGTATTCACTACGCACCTTATGGTTCACCAAATGCGTCTAATACTCAAACACCTAATTCAGGTTATGATTATAACAATACTAAAGACCTTTACGATAGATTCTACGAAGGTAACGAACCAGCTTTAGACCCACCAGGTTTATATGACTATTCAAAAGGTCAGTATTCTGCGATTACTGCTTTTGTTACTACAGTTGCATGGACAGGTGATTCATTAGTTCCTTCAGCTTATACTTCATCTGATTATAGAAAAGTATTAATCGTTATGTCAGGTTTCGCAACTGCGGGTGAAGGTAAATTAATTGGTCCTGATGGTAACCCAGTTGATAACGAATCTTTCTTAGCTGATTTAACTATTTTAGGTGTTGCAGGAAATGCTACAACATCTGCAAACACAAGAAACCCTTACTTATTTAGAGTTGTAACTCAGAAATATGGTAAAGGTATTGTACAATATGGTAACAATAACGCAACATTAACTTTCCCTGGAAGTAAAACAGGTGGTGGTCAATATGACGATTTATGTGATTCTGAAGGTAAAATCTATTTAGAAGTTGACTTACAAGTACCGGTATGTATTACTTGTGGAGGTTCAATGGACGGATATACAGGTTCAACATTCGAATCTACTGCTGCTATGGGTAATGCGTTTACTGCTACTTACAAAATCTACAAAAACTTAGAGTTTGAAGATAGAATTGGTGAGGTTTCTTTTGACTTAATGTCAGTAACTGTTTCTGTAACAGAAAGAAAATTAAGAGCACAATGGTCTCCTGAGATGGCTCAAGACGTTGCGGCTTTCCATAACATTGATGCTGAGGCTGAATTAACAGCTTTATTATCTGAACAAGTTGCTGCTGAAATTGACCGTGAAATCTTAAGAGATTTACGTAAAGGTGCAGCATGGAACTTACGTTGGGATTACAATGGTTGGAAACGTTTAGGGTCTTCTGCAGTTCCTTATACTCAAAAAGACTGGAACCAAACGCTTATCACAGCGATTAACCAAATCTCTGCTCAAATCCACAAATCTACATTAAGAGGTGGAGCTAACTGGATTGTAGTTTCTTCTGAAATCTCAGCTATCTTTGATGATTTAGAATACTTCCACGTATCAAACGCTTCTCCTGAGCAAGACCAATACAACATGGGTATTGAAAGAGTTGGTACTCTTGCAGGACGTTACCAAGTTTACCGTGACCCTTACTTCCCACCAAACCAAGTGTTA